CCCGGTGGGGAACGAGCCGCCCGCGGACTCTGTCCCCGCCAGCGAGCAGACGCCTCCACCTGGTCCACCCGTCACCCCGGGGTCGGAGGGCGAACCTTCCACCGAGGGCTCTGTCACCCCTCCGGCCCCTTCCCCATCGGTCGCCACGCCCGTAGATGAGGGCAAAGGCTCTACCCCCGGGGCCATGGAGGGGGCTCCGCCACGGACACCGGAAGGTGCTGCCGCGGCGACCCCCTCCACCGAGCAGGCCATCGACGCGAAGGCGGCCGATCTGCGCGCCGGCCAGCCCAGCGATCCCCGCGACAAGGAGGTGATGCCGAGCGGACAGGACACATTGGGGTCCCCCACCAGTGCAACGACGGCCCCGGCGGCAGAGGTGACGCCGACCGGGGCCGTCCTCCCTTTCGAGCAGGCCGGTGGGTCGAAGGCGACGGCTGGGCGCGCATCTACCACGACGACGACACCGTCACCTACCTCTGCGGCCGCCCCCGCCGCCGGCGCTCCTGACCCTTTCGCCGACGTGGACGCTGGACCCACTTCGGCCAGCTCCGCCACGACGCCGACCGCTGATCGGTTCACCGACATGCCCGCCGTGCAGGCTGCCGGCGAGCTGATCGACGTGCTGCACACCCTTTGGGTCCACGTGAACCCGGACGCGCGGGTCATGGCGGAGAACATCGTGGGCAACCGCGGGTGGAACCGGGAGCTGGGGACCACCATCACCGGCTGGGTCCGTACCCAGAATCCGGACGACATCCGGGAGATGCTGCGCGAGGCCGTGCCCGCGCTGGCCGAGATCAGAGCCAAGGAGACCCACCAATGAGAGCACCCTTCGCCGCCGTCCTGACCGCCACCATGAGCGTCGCGCTGGCCGCCGCGGTCGCGGTGCCCACCGTGGCCCACCAGGAGGCCGCCACGGCCCCCATGGGCGCCGCGTGGCACACTGCGCGGCCCACCCCGACGCCGTGCCCCACGCACACGCCACGGCCGACGCCGAGCCCATCCGCGACACCGAGTCCCACCCCGGTGCCGACGCCGACACCGACTGCCACTGCGACTGCGACCCCCACCGCGACGCCGACACCGACCCCGACGCCGCTGGGAGCCCCACCCGTGCCCGTGACCGGAGGGGATGGATGATCTGAGGCAGGCGCGTTGTGGCAAGGCATGGTTCGGTCAGGCGCGGCGGGGCGAGGTGGGGCCTGGCCGGCATGGGTAACGCGAATCAAGAATCGAGGGAAAAATGACAGAGCAAGTAACACTCCCCGCTTTCGAGGGACGCAACGTGACTGAGGCAGCGGTTCGGGTCGTCCATGCTGGCGACGGTCTGAGTGCTGCATTGGAGGTGGACCCCCGCCCGCTGGGACTCAGCGACGAGGCCGCCTACGTGCTCATCGGCACCGTGGTGGACGTGTCCCACCGGACCAAGGACGGCAAGGTCGTCCGGGTCCACACGGTCAAGACCAACGAGATCGCCGAGCTGCCGCTCGCGGATGCCCAGAAGATGATCGCCGACGCCCACGATAGGATCGAGCGGCTGCGTGACGAGCGGTCCGGGCAGCAGCGCATCGACGCCGAGGCCAAGGACCCGGGACCGCTGCACGTGGTCGATGGCGGTGGGGTGGTGGCGACGCTGGCGGACGCCGACCCCTTCGGGGCCGAGGACCCGTTCGGGGCTGGACCGGAGGAGCCCGATGCCTGAGGACCAGGTCGCCGGCATCCCGGTGACCGCCTGTCGGAGCTGTGGGGCTCGCATCCTGTTCGCCCGGCACTGGGCGACGCCGATCACCGGCAAGCTCATGCCCATCGACGCGGAGCCGTCCCCAACCGGCCGGGTGCTGATCCACCCGGACCGGACCTATCAGATCGTCACGGTGGAGCGCGCTGCCGACCACGCCGGCGAGCTGCACGTCTCCCACTTCGCCACCTGCACCGACCCGATCCGCTGGAGGGTGAAGTGATGCCCGAGCCCAGAACCGTCGCCTACATGGTGGCGTCCGCACTGCCGGTCGATGACATCGTGGAGTTCGTCGGCGAGAAGATGATCGTGTTCACCCGCCGGTACGCGCTCCTGGAGGGGCTGGTCATCGCCAGCGAGAGGCTCGACCGGGCAGGCGACTACCGAGACGCATGGCCGGCTTTCCACGCAGCCCTAGTTGCTCTGAGGGATTGGCAGGTGACCCCCAACCTGGAGTCAGCCCATGCTCCCGAGAACAGAGACTCGGAGGAGAGCCATGGCTGACGCCCTGACCCCGGAGCGCATGGCCTACATCAAGACGATGCTCGCGACCGTCGATCCAGAGTACCTCTGCCAGTCAGAACTCCTGAGGGAGGTGGAGCGGGAGAACGCAGCCCTATTCGCCGGTCGCGGGGATCACTTCCCCCTGCTGCTGCGGATCGACGGGGTGTGGCGCGAGGGATACCCTGAGTGGATCGGTCCCGACACGAAGCCCGAGGACGTGATCTGGCGGCTTGCTCCGGTAAACAGAGACTTAGACCATGGCTGACGCGCCGCGTCTTGCCCCGACTGGCATCCGGTGGGTGGACACCGGAGAAGTCGAGTTCTATCTGGATGTCATCAGTGCGGCCGATGGTCACCGCGAGGAGACCCGGCTGGTGGTAGGCAGCAACCCTCGCATCGTGATCCAGAAGGCGCGGCGGTTCCTACGCGGCGCCAGCCTGGTCCTGGATCGCCTGGAGAGGGATGGATGGCGGACCGAGGAGTGGGATGACGACGGCCCGCTGGCGGGTCGGCGAGGTCCTGGGCTGATAGCAGAGATTCGACGGGAGCTAGCGATGTCTGAAACTACGCATAGGTACGTCTGCGAGAGTTGCGGGTGGGCCTGCGTCGCCCAGGATGACATGGAGTTTCCAGAGTGCGACAACTGCGGCGACCCGTTGGAGCGTGAGGACGAGCCGGAGCCGGTTCGTGCTAATAGCAGAGATTCCCATGAGCATCGAACGTGACGCGCGTCAAAGGGGAGATGCACTGGGACGCACCGACCCTGACGCTTGACTACATCATCGAGGCCGGTTTCGATGAGAAGGAGATTTGCCTGGCCGTCGGCGGGGGGTTCGGGGTTTGGACGCTTACCCGCGCCCAGCGTCGTGCCTGTTTCGATGAGGTGGAGCGGCGGCTCAGGGCTCGGCTGAACACCCGCCCTGATAACGAGCCGCTCAGCAGAGATTCCCATGCGTAAGCCGTGCCCGATGTGCGGGTGGACCCCGCCACCCGAGTCACCGTCCGACCGGCTAGAGCGGCTCCTGCGCCTATTCCCACCGAAGGGCTACAACCTGCGGTCCCCGTGGGACAAGCGACCGCTGCCACCCAAGAGCAGAGATTCCCATGCGTAAGACCATCGACAAGGACCCCCGCTGCGCCGTCTGCCGCTGCCTGCTGACCCGGTGGAACCGCCCGTCCGTCCCCACCTCCCAACTCTGCTGGGGGTGTGACCAGCTATTCGGCAGCGGCCAACTCCACAGAGATTCCCAGACCCATGCAGGATGACCTCACCTATGTCTCTTTCTTCTCCGGGATCGGCGGGATCGACCTCGGGCTGGACCGCGCCGGCTGGACGTGCCGCGCCCAGGTGGAGATCGACCCCTACTGCCGCCGGGTGCTGGAGAAGCACTGGCCCGACGTTCCCCGCTTTGGCGACATCAAGGAGCTGACCGGCCATGAGCTGCCCCGAACCACCCTCGTCGCTGGAGGATTCCCCTGCCAGCCCGTCAGCCTGGCTGGACAGCGACGAGGAGCCGCCGACAGCCGATGGCTCTGGCCCGAGTTCGCACGGCTCCTTGGCGTTCTACGACCCCGCCTCGCGCTCCTGGAGAACGTCCCAGGGCTCCTTGCTGGACCTGGAATGGCCGAGGTTCTTGGGGACCTGGCCGCGCTCGGGTACGATGCGGAATGGGACTGTATCCCCGCGGCCGCCTTCGGTGCCCCGCATCTCCGTTACCGGGTCTTCATTGTGGCCTACACCCGTGGGGCAAGACGACGGGAAGACGCCCGAGGCCCATCTGGCGATGAAGGCGGAGCGTGGCCTCTGGCCGACGCCGACGGCGAGCGACGCCAGCCAGGTGCGTATGACCGCGAGCGGGCGGCACGGGTCGCTCCAGGAAACGATGATGGCGAGGCGAGGCCTGTGGCCAACCCCGAAGACGCCGACGGGTGGCGGACAGATGGCTCGAACGACGCCAGGCGGGGGCATCCGCAAGCTAGAGGACGCCGTGTCCCAGGAGATTGGGCGGAATACTGGCGCGTTGAACCCGACGTGGGTCGAGTGGCTCATGGGGTTCCCTCTCGGTTGGACCGACTGCGCTGCCTCGGGAACGCCGTCGTCCCCCAGGTCGCGGAATGGGTCGGGCGGCAGATGATCGCCGCCGCTGATAACCCACCGGGTAGCAGAGATTCCCATGAGCACTGACGCATGACCCTGATGTGCGCCTGCGCGGACAAGGACGCCAACTGGCGCGGCCACGGCCTCAATGCCTCCTACGTCTGCACCTGCCAGGGGCGGACGGTGTCGCGGCTCGGGCTGCATTGGGCGCCCCTGACACCGCCCCCACCCGAGGGATATGTGGATCGCCTCTACATCGTGAGCAGAGATCCCCATGCCTAACCTCAGACTGCCCGACCTCTTGCGGCGCGCAGCTGATCGCATAGAGGGCGACCCCCAAGCCACCTTCCTCGCTGCCTTCAATCCTCCAGTAGGGGAGCCCGTTGATTTGCCCCTCTTTGTACGGACGGTGAAAACGGTGGCGAAGTTGATGGGCGGGCTCCCCGTGGATGTGCCGCTGGGATCATCCCCGGCTGTAGTGGCCGCACTGAGAAGGCAAGCTGAGCGTGAGCCTCACCTGAGCAGAGATTCAGCGGACCAACCGAGGGATGTCACACATGACTGAGACGCCGAGCGCCGACGAAATCGTGGCCTATGAGACGCTCCAGTGGGCCTTCGGCGGTCTGGTCGATGGCCGGCCGCTCCACGAGGTCTGCCTCGTCGGGGCGACCCACCACGGGACGCCGGGGCCGACGCTATGCGGCAAGGATCGGTTCGCCAAGGGCGGGCCCGGGTGGTCACTCGGCGGTGGTTGCACCGACCCTGACGCACTGTGCTGCCCCGGCTGCCTCGCCGCCTGCCTGGCGGATCAGAAGCCCGTGGAGGGCATCTTCCACGCCCTCTACGCAGCGGCGGGTGCCCCCACCCACCACTCGCACTCGGCCGATAACCCGGCACGCAACAGGAGATTCTCGGGAAGGGCGGTGACGAATCCTGCCAACCCCGGAGCGGTTGCCGAGATCACCATGCTCCAGCGCCAGGTGCACGACCTCGTGGCCCAACGGGATGAGCTGATCCGCCTCGCCGCCCGTCGGCGGTCGCTCCTTGAGGCGTGGGAACCCCGCGTCACCTGTCCCCAGTGCGGGGAACGGTACAGCGCGACGGCCTGCGGCCCAACCCATGCCCTCGTGCATGACGCTGTGACCTCGCGCCCCGATGAGCTGATCGCTGCGATGGGCAAGGGCGGTAGGGAGGCTCGGGAACGGCCGAATGGGTGAACTCCGCGAGCGCTACTTCCCACTCAGAGAGATCATGGAGGCGTGCCGCTTCGCGGCTGACGGGGGCGTCGCCATCCACGAGAACCTTGACTACAGCGGGACCGTGATCGGCGGGAAAGCCAGGCGCGGGCCGTTCCTGCACGTCATGGCTGAGCTACCCGTGCTCCGCGACTGGGGCGAGCGGGAGGGGATGAGGGCGTCGTGGATCCAGGAGGCTCACGGTTGGTTCCCGCCTCACTTCGATGCCTTCGGATCACGGGCAACACGCATCCTGGCGCGGCTTGGGCACCCTGAGCGGCCAGAGAGCGCGGCGGCCGCTGCGCGCGACCTCTTCAATGACGCGACGAGCGGTCCTGACGACGACTGATGGCGGCCACGGATGAGTCCCATCTGTTTCTGCTCCGCCGGGTGCGCCACCTCTGAGGGTGCCCGCGAGCACGACTTGCCGTGGCACGGGCTGCCGCCCTGCCCCTGCTGGTGCCACTGGGCGCCGACCCCCTCCGGTCGGCGCCACCCCGCGATACTCAGGCAGGCGGCAGGGGGCGAGGAGCGGGTCCCCGCCCCCTCCACCGAGGTCAAGCGGTAACCGGAGGCCGGTTACTTGCGCTTGAACTGGCCGAGGCGGTTGCGCGGCTGACGCGCCCGGCTCCGGCCCTTCTTGTGGCTCTTGTGCCCCTTCTTGCCCATGTGCTTATGGGGGTGGGAGTGGGTGTACACGGCGACCTCCGACGACGCCCCGTCCCGCAAGCGCTGCCCCCCGCACCGTACCACGCCCCGGCCGCCCCGGGGAGCATCGACGGTGCGGTGTCCGGTTAAGGGTGGAGCCCTGAGAACGCCCCCACCAGCCCCCCCACCGCTCCCGCCACCACCGCGATGAGGAGCGGCACCCAGAGCTGCCAGGTGAGCCGCCGCCGCCGGCTGGGGCCTGCCTGCTGGAGCTCGCCGACGGTGGTGACCAGGCCATGCACCTCGTCGCGGATGTCGCCCAGGATGCCCTTGAGGCCGATGGTCGGGTCGCCGAGGAGGTCACGGCGGAGGGTCTCCTGGTCCAGCCGCACCATGCCCACGGCCCCGTTCAGGTCGTGCGCGCGCTCAAAGTGGCACTGACTGTCCGCCTCCAGCAACTCCATGCGGTAGGCGAGGTCGGACTCGCGCGGGCGCTTGGGGCGGCGGTGGGGTCGTGGCGTCAGCGGGATCGCGACCGGCAGGCCCTCGCGGAGCACTTCAGCACCCAGCGTCGGGCGAATCGTCCACGGGCGGTGGGCACCGGAGCCGCGATCTCTCCACCTCGCGAACCGCCCGGCTCACATGGATGTCCAGGCGGCGCAGCCGGTCGCTGATCTCGCGCAGCACCTCGTCGCGGTCGCGGTGTGGGCGCAGCAGGGGGGCCAGGGCCACCAGCTTCACGTTCACGGTGCCCGCCTCCGCAGCCGCCCGGCCCGCCGGCGGTACTGGCGGGTGGCGTGGCGCTCCGCCCGCCGCTCGCAGCTGCCGCCCCGGCACTCCTCGGTCGGGTGCTGGAAGTGCCAGTCCTCGTGGCCCGCGCTCTTGGCGAGCTGCTCCTTCCAGGTCCTGGCCCCCACCTGGGGGTAGCGGGAGGGCGGGTCCAGCCAGATCCGGATCGGCTGGGCGCTGTCGAACGGGGTGAAGGCCAGGTCGCCAGCCGGGTTGCGCTGAGGGAGCACGATCACCCGGGGAGGCTTGGCCCGCCGCCCCACCATGCAGCGCTGGATGATCGCCCGCACCTCGGCGGTGGGGTACCGGGTGCGGTTGTCAACCTCCACCCCGGGTCGGAGGAGCGGCATCCCAGCCCTCCGGTCAGGCTGGCGCGGCGGCCCGGGGCCGGGGCTTCGGCGGCTTGGGCGCAGCCTTGCGGGTTGCAGTGCGTGCAGTGCGCGGTGGTGCGGTGCCCGGCGGCACGGCCGCCTCGGCGCCGCCAGCACGCCGGCGGATCCGCTCCGTCATCTCGCGGGCGAGCGCCGGGTTCTCCTTCTCCGCCCAGGCCACCTGCTCCGCATCCCGGATAGAGGTGGAGTGGGGGGCGACCTCGCTGGCGATCCGCTCCGCATCCTCCTCAGCCACCCCGTGGCGGGCCTGGAGCACCTTGCTCATCACCTCGCGCCGCTGGGGGAGGCTGTAGTGGGGGAGTTCGATCTCGATGAAGCGGTCGCGGAGTGCCGCCGACATCCGCTCCGGGTCGTTGGCGGCGGCGATCACCCGCAGATCCTTGACGATCTCCTGGATGTTGCCCACCTTGGCCGTGGACACCCGGCCCAGCATCAGCTCCAGGAGCGACTCCTGGGCATCCCGATCCGCCTTCTCGATCTCGTCAATGAAGAGCACCCGGACGCGCGGGTCGGCGACCACCTTGGCGAGCGCGGCCGGGGTCATCTGCTTGCCGTCGATGTACTTGCCCTCCTCGGGCAGGGCCTCGCGGGTCGCCTGCATGAGGATGGACTTGCCGGTGCCGGGGTCGCCCACCAGGAGCACCGACTGGGGCGCCTCGCCCTCCACGCACATCCGGACGATGCCCCGCTCGTAGTCGAGACCGACGACGGTGTCATAGACCCCGGGGGGCAGGGTGATCCGCTGGCCCTCGAGGTCGGCCGCCTCCTGCTCCGCGATCACCGTCGCCCCGATGGTGTCGCCCAGGTGGACGCTCTCGCTGAGCGGCGGCAGCGGGCCGTACCGCTTCCCGTCCACCTCCTCGGTCACGAAGCTCCCCGTCATCCGCCCCGCCAGGGCGCCGCGGGCGGCCTCGCTCACCAGCGTCAGCGCTCCCCGGGTGACGAAGGTCGCGACCTCGCCAGCCGCATCGGGATCCAGACCGGCCATCGCGCCCTATCGTACCCGCCCGGTGGCGGGTGGCGGTGAGATCGCGTCAGCCGAGCCCGATGTCCACGTGCACCATGCCGCCCTCGGCGCCGCTCTCCACCGAGGTCACCCCGGGCAGCCCCGCGAGCTCCTCCGAGAGCGGCTGCGGAGCCCGCCCCGTCTCGATGGACACGGGGCCCTCCAGCCTCACGGAGCTCACCGGAGGGGGCGCTGGGGGAGGGAGCGGCGGCGCGGGGCGGCGGGTCTGGGCGGCCCGCTGCAGGCAGAAGACGGCCAGGGCCAGGCCCGTGCCGGCCAGGTTCACCACCTTGAGCGGCGCCCCCACCTGGCCGAGGTTGGCCCCCACCACGGACCAGGAGCCCTGGATCGAGAGCAGGGCTGTCTCCAGCCCGTACGAGTCGGCGGTGAGCCCGGCCTTGACGCACAGCGACGCCAGCGCGAGCGCCGCCGCCGCCCCGCTCACCACCTTGGCTGAGACCCCGAGGCTGGGCAGCTGGGCCGCCACGATGGCCCACACCTGGAGGAGGGTGCACAGCGCCCCCTCGGCCGACTTGAGGTCGCGGGCGATCTGGGCGCGGAGCGCAGTCACTTCCTGGGGTAGCGGAGCGCAGTCACGGCCACCCGCCGGGCGTGGGGCGGCCTCGGGTACTTGCCGCGCCGCTCCAGGGCGTCGATGCCGACCGCGATGGCGAGGATGCCCACCCCGGTCCCCAAGAGCCCCCAGAAGATCAGGTTGTCGCCCTTCCAGGCCTCCGCCTGGCCCTGCGCCCACTCCGCGATGGGCTCCAGGCGGATCTCCACGAGAGCCCCCTGCAGCGGCAGGAGCTGCTGGCTCTGGAAGTCCCCGAGGCTCATCCCGCCCGGCACCGTCCCCGCCTGGGTGAGGCCGCGCACCTGGGCGAGCACCGCACCGCAGACCGCCGCCGCCGGGCCGAGGCCGGCCGCCTGGTAGTCGGCGCAGGCCCACTCCAGCCACTCCTTCACCTGCCAGAGGGCGGCGAAGCACTCGTCCTCATACGGGGCGTGGATCGCCTCCTCGAGGTACACCTGGGCGGCCACCAGATCGGCGGAGGCCCCCGCCAGGGCGTCGGCGGGCAGCGGCAGCGTCACCAGGGCGTCGCTCATGGGCCGATTATGACCCTGTCAGAGCGCCACTGCGGGAGATCACACCGATCTCCTGACGCCTCGTCAGACCTCCTCAGACGGTGTCACAAGAGCACATCTGACATGGTCTGGACGGGAGGGCTCGAACCTCCGACCCCGTGCGCCCGAGGCACGTGCGCTACCGCTGCGCCACGCCCAGGTGGGGAACGGCCCGCCCGCAAACGTGAGCCGTCCCGGCGGGCCGCGATCCTCGCTCGCAGTGTACCGCCCGCTCAGACCTCGCGCCAGGAGTGGCCCTCGTCCAGGTAGCCGTGCCAGCTACCGTCGGGCTCGCGCTCGCTGATGAAGCCCTGGTGGAGGATGCTGTTGCGGATCTCCAGGCTGCCGTCGGCGCACTCCCGGAAGGTGTGCGGCGGCGAGACGACGTGGTGGGGGATGTCGCCCACCTGGCCGTTGGGGAGCAGGTAGAAGACGGCGGGCTTGTCGCCCGTGAAGCCGAGGAGCGGTCCGCAGTAGTCGCCGGGCCGCTCGAACTCGGGAGGCCGCGCGATGCCGTCCTCCCCCACCACCGGTTGCAGCCGCCGGCCGATCATCGGCGCTCGAGCAGCGTCCACCCGCCGGCCTTCGGCCCCAGCGCGTAGACCGTGGCGGGGGCGTCCCACTCCTCGTCGGTGCCCATGTCGATGTCCGCGCGGGTCAGCGCGTACGCGGCGGCGCCCGAGCAGAAGTCGGTCCCCTGGAGGCCGAGGCGGAGCTTGGAGCCGGTCAGGAACATCAGCACCTCGCTCAGGATCCCCACCCAGCCGTAGCCCTCGCGGTGGGCGGCCAGCTCGCGCATGGCGGCCACGCACGGGGCGGCGCCGGCAGGCCCGTACGGGGGCATCCATGCCTGCCAGGCCGCCCAACCGCCCTCCCGATCCAGAGCCCAGGGCACGACCCCCTGGGGACGCGCCTCGATCACCTCGCCGGGGGCGACGCAGACGGCCACGTGGTTCCAATAGGCGGGGTCGCCTGGCCCCCGCCCCCGCCCGTACCGGCGACTCTCGCCAAGCCGGATCAGCGCCGGCCCGATGCCCGCGTTGCGGACGAAGATGATGGCTCCCGGCGTGACGCTCACGGCAGCCGGAGCGCCTCGCCGTGGGTCAGCCCCCACTCGCCAGCGAACCGCTCCACCCGGCCCAGGTCGGCGGTGGCGGGGACGGGCAGCAGCATCACCCCGTACCGCTCCGCCAGGCGGTGCTCCAGGGGGCTGTCGCCGAAGAGGGCGAGGATCTCGGCCCGCCGCGCCCGCCACCCATGGCCGCAGAGTTGCACCGTCCCGAGGCCCCCCACCACCGCGCACATGGGTGGGCGCAGCAGCGGCGGGCGCTGGCGCTGGGCGTCCAGGTAGTGCTCGAGCGCCACGAGGTGGGCGAAGGCGTGGAAGCCGCAGCCGAGCCGCTGCGGCCGCCCGCCGGCAAGGGCGGTGGCGACGGGGTGCAGGGCGGGCGGGCCCGAGCAACCGGGGTGGTCGCAGGAGGCGGCGTTGACACCGATCTGCCACACCCGAAAGAACGCCCAGGAGCGGAGCTCGCCGCCGTGCACATCTGCCGCCTCGAAGGCGCGGAAGCCCACCACCCTCACGCCGGCACCCGCTCCGGCACCCGCTCCGGCTCCCGCTCCGGCTCCCGCTCCGGCGCCGGCTCCTGCGGCTCCACCGCAGGCTCCTGCTCCGGCATCTCCACGGTGCGGACCGGCTCGCCGATGTCCATGGCCCTCAGCCCCGCGCGGGGGGCGCTCCCCGGCCCCGGATGATCCCCCCGGAGGCGATCAGCAGCGCCGCCACCGTCCCGATCGGGATCGCCTGCTCCACCGCCTGGGCCTCTGTCTCCGGGGGGCGGCGGGTGAACACCCGGGCCGCCTCGAGGGCGATGAAGAGGAGCCCCACCATCATCAGCCCGTCGCCCGCCACCTGGAGCCGCGTCGCCGCCATGACCGGCCTCAGAGGATGCCCGGTGCGGAGACGGCGAGGGCTGGGCTGGCCACCGCCCGGTGCGAGGGGGTCATTGCGCCCGCTGCGATGTCGGGGAGATTCCACACGACGTGGGACCAGGCGTATCCGAAGTTCAGCCCCTCAGCGAGCGCGGCCCCGCCCAGGGTGGCCGCCCCCACCCCCACCCAGTTCCACGCGCTCAGGCCGTGTCCCGGCGGCTCCGACTGGAGCAGGAGCGCGATCCCCAGACCGGCCGCCGCCAGCGAGCCGACCGCAATACCGACCGTCATGGGGTTGAGGTTGGCGGATGGGTTGGTCGCGTTCCGGGGCGGCAGGATGTGGATCACATCGTCGGCGGCCCCACCCGCGCCCGCCCCGAGCAGCGCCGCCCCGATGGCGTGATGGGCCATGGCTCAGAGGATACCGGGCGCCGACACCGCCAGCGCCGCCGAGGCCACCATCCCGGCCGGCTCATAGTCGTTGCAGCCGCTCACCCCGGGGGAGCAGGAGATCGGGTTGCCGATGTTGTACTGGACCCGGTCGCTGAACTCGGGCTGCATGCAGAACTGCCACACCAGGCGCTCAGGACCGGAGAGGGTCTCCCCGCTCGGCTCAGTCCAGGGCGTCTCATAGAAAGAGCGCCACGTGTCCAGCAGCGAGGCCGGCGCGCCCGCCCAGTTGCGGTTGAAGACGATGTTGAAGGCGGCGGCGATGAAGCAATCTTCTGCTGGGTTGGGGCTGCCCGCAAAGGCGCCGCCCGCTTGGTACTGATTCGCCAGGCGCTGCACATCGCTGACCAGCTCCTGGCCGCTGTCGCTGACGATGCGGAAGGCGACCATCTGGAGCGGCGTGTAGCCGCAGCAGGGGGCATTGTAGATGCTGGTCCAGTGCTGGTCGGTCGGCTCGGTGCAGTCCCAGCGGCCGAGCAGCATGGCGACCACCGTGGAGGCGATCTGGGTTGCCTGGGAGGCCTGCGACCACCAGTACGGGGTCACCGAGAGGTCGTTGTCAGGATCTGTCCCGCAGGCGCCCACCGGGGTCGCTGGCGGCTGCGGGGTCACCGGGCAGAGCGCCGGCCCCAGCACGCAGGTGCTCTGGCCGTCGATGTCGGTGCCCTGGGCGCAACTGGCCAGGAGCTGCTGCATGGTCGCGTCCGACACCTGGGTGACGTGCGAGGGATCATCACAGTACCCGCAGGCGGCGAGCGCGGCGGGGGAGGTGATGTAGTGCATCACCCCGCCCTGGTCGACGGCGTACTGCGCGCCGCTTGAGGCGTCCTCGATGATGCTCCCGGCGGGCGGGCAGATCGGCGTGAGCACCGGGATGGGCGCGCAGCCAGACTGGTCACCGAGCGGCTGCTGGCCCGAGGGACAGGAGACGCACTGCGAGATCGGCATCCCAGAGGAGCGCACCGTGCCCGACGGGCACTGAACGCACCCCGAGGCCCCCGTCGGGAGGTACTGCCCCGGGGGGCACGATGAGGGGGAGGTCGGCGACCTCGGCCAGAGCAGCCAGGCGAGCAGGGCGGCGAGGCTCACCCCGCCCGCGCCGAAGGCCACCTTCTCGCCCGTGTGGGAGCTCGGCCGGTTCACCGGCTTGCGGCCCCGGGAGGGGGTAAGCGGCGGCGGCGGAGCGAGGGCGACGGCCGACTCGGGCATCGCGCCGATGGTACCCCCGAGAGGCGATCTCGCAGGGAGATCAGTCCCCGGCCGGACCCAGCTCCTGGAGCTGGCGGCGGAAATGGGCCTCATCACCGGGCCGGTCAGGATCTCCCCTGTCCGGTGCGGGTGGAAACTGGACCGGCTCGAAGTAACCGACTCGCTGGTAGTCGGGGGGCACCGGGGGTTGGGCAAAGACGTTGATCGGCGGCTCCGAGATCACCCCCAGGAAGCAGAACTCCTCGCGGCCAGCGCGGAGGTCCCGGCTGGCCAGCATCGACAGGACCAACCGCTGGGTGGGGGCGATGTAGACGGGGTTGAAGTACCCGACCCGCTGCAACGGGTAGCGGAGCACGCCGTTCTCGTCGCGCTCGTCGGGGGGGTAGGCGTAGAGGGGGGCCAGCTGGAGCTCAGCGAAGGTCACGGCAGCGGTGCCGAGACGCATGGCGTCGATCCGGGGCCAGCGGCTGAGCGCCTCATAGCCGTACAGGGCGATGGCCGCCCGAGGCTGGGCCTCGGTCCCCCGGTACACATCGTGCGCCCAGGTGTCGGCCCGCAGCGCCACCGGGTTGCGGAGCCGCGCCACCGCCCGCGCACCTCCGATCCCCCCACCGGAGAACAGATCCGCCGGGCTCACCGCCCGCGACACAAGATCCCCGCCCCCGTTCGCTGCGTGGGCGAGTTGCTGGGCTAGCTGCTGCGCCGTGTTGCGGAGTTGGTACACCTGCTGCGGGGTCACCTCGGCCCGGGGCACGACGATGATGGTGGCCATCAGCGCCGGGCATGGACGAGGCCGACGCGCAGGAACCTACCGGGATCGTGCTCCAGCATCAGTTTGGTGCTGAGCAGGGTGTCACTCTCCGGTTGGACCACCCGGGGCACCACGCAGAGCGCGAACGGCAGCGCCGTGCCGTCCTCGCCCAGCGGGCTCGCGGCCAGCCCGTACAGGCCGGGCACCCGCCAGCGCCGGTACCAGAAGTCGGGCCGCCAGGCCTCGGGCAGGGTCACCGTGAAGTAGCCGTGGTTCCCAAAGCTCCTCCGTTGCTCATCGCTCAAGTGGCGGATGAGGAGGGCGCGGGCCACCCGCTCCGCCTCCGCCGTCCACATCCCACCGTGCCCGTGGGCTGGATCGAGGTGGCCCCGCAGCATCTCCGGGAGGCCCGCATCGAGCGCTCCGGCGGGGATGTCGCGGAAGCGCCCCTCCGGCTCCGCCGCCGCCACACCGGCCGCCTGAGCCGCCTCTCTGCGGATCTCGTCAAGGGTCGGGGCCGGGGGCTGGCGCCAGGGCCAGCCAAACTCGGCGAGCCAGCAGACGACGGCCAGCACCGCACCCGCCACCGCGACGGCTATGAACAGCGCCCGGGGCCACGGCCACGGCCACGCGGTGGTGGCACCCGTGAGCGCGGCTCCCCCGGTCACCAGCTCCGCCATGCAGAAGCCCAGCAGCAGTCGATCCGACCGCTCCATCGGCCGGGCTCAGCCCCCCTGGACGGGGGCGATGATGGTGGTCTCGACGGCCTGGGGATCGAACTCCTTGACCCTGGTGCTGACCCCGTCGCCGTAGTCGGCGAAGGCGGCGTGGCCCTTGCCCATCAGGCGGTCGAACACCGCCCGGGCGGCGTCCACCTCCGCCGGCGCCTTCGGGTCAAAGGTGATGGGCGCGTCCCCACGACGCCCCAGGACACGGATCACATGCTGAGCCATGGTCATCCTCCTACTGACGAAAGCGGACGGCCCGCGCGACCCCCTCCTCGATGGAGATCTGCGGGGTGTAGACGCTCTGGAGCAGTGTGACATCGGCCACCCGGTAGGGGACCCCCACCGGCCGGTCGGTGCGGTGGAGGAGCGGCCGCTCCCGGCCCGCCGCCCGCATGGCCAGGCGGGCGACCTCGTCCACCGACGTGCCCACCCCCGTACCGATGTTGACCGGCCCGTCGACGCCGCCATCGGCGAGCGCGAGGACGGCCGCCACGCAGTCATCGACGTGGACGAAGTCGTGGGTCTGGGTGCCGTCGCCCCACACCTCGAGCGCCTGGGCCGGGGAGACGGCCCGCTCCGCGAACACCGGCACGACGTGGCTGGTCTCCTGATCGCTCCCATACACGCTGAACGGGCGGACGATGGTCACCGGCACCCCGGCGGAGCGCACGGACTCGGCGAGCACCTCGCCGGTGAGCTTCACCCAGCCGTAGGTGGCGTCGGCCTGGCCGTGGTAGTCGCGCACCTGGGCATCGGCCTCGGAGAGCCTCCGGCCGGGACGCTGGATGTGCAGCGGGTAGACGCAACTAGAGGAGAAGGACACGATCCTGCGCGGCCGGGTGCGGAGCGCCCACTCAAAGAACGCCCCGTCGAGCTGGGCGTTCATGGCCCCGATCTGCGCCGGGAACCTCGTGATCCCCTCGATGCCGCCCGTCAGCGCTGCACAGTGGAGGGCGAGGTCGAAGCTGCCCATCTGGGGCAGGCGGGTGCGACAGTCCCCGTCCGATCTGATGTCCAGCCCCACCACCGCCGCGCCGTCGTACCGCTCCCGGCAGGCGGCCACGAGGTGCCGCCCGATGAAGCCGCCGCTGCCCGTGACCAGGATCGTCTGCGGTCTCATGCGCTGCCCTCAACCCAGCGCCGCACCGGTCGGCGGTGACCGAAGTCCTTGCCCTTGATCTTGACCATCCGGCCGTCCGGGTGCCACCAGACGATTCCCTCGATGTTGTGATGGATCAGCCAGTCGCGCAGCCCGGCGAAGTCACGGGGCACCCCCTCCAGGATCTCCTGGCCGTGCGCCACCAGGATGTGATGGTCGAGCGGCGGGGAGTCTGGGGTGAGCCGCTCGCAGCCACCCTCCGGCGACGATGAGACCTTGGGGCCGACCAGCTCATAGGTGCCGGGTGGAGGCCCGTTACCCTCATGCTCCGTCTCCCAACCCCTCAGCGCCTCGCGGTGGAAGCGATCCTCGGGGCCGTCGCCGACCGGGATCCAGCCCGGCCAGTGGCCCGGGCTCGCAGCCTCGTCCTGGGCCGCGATGAAGCCCTCGGGTGGCGTCCGTCCCGGCTTGGCGTCGTACCGCTTGAGGAGCATCCCATCCTGGTCGATCAGGCAGGCGGTGCCATCCCACTTGCGGGTGGCCACTCCCTCGCCCGCCAGCACCCACTCGGCACCCGGCACCACCTCGTCGCGGACCAGGCGGTCACCGGGCACGTTGCGCTCAAAGAGGGTCAGGATCTTCCTCACTGGTGCCTCCTCGCCTGGGCCGCGCGCTCCGCCTGGACGCCCAGGAGGTCGTGCTCCACCACCATGCGATCCACCGCCCGGCAGCGCTCATACGCCATCTCGCGGATCGCCTGGGTGTGCCTCCGCATCGCCCGCTGGCCGACACGGTGACGGCTCTCCATCCCCTGGGCCACGGAGACGTTCACCTGAAGTTGCTGGGCGAGTTCCTCGAGGCTCACCCCGGCCAGCAGCCGCAGCGCCCTCAGCACCGCGCCGTCGATCATGCCTCCGCCTCCAGCGCCGAAGCGGCCCGCTCCGCCGCACGGTCATCTGCGCACTCGGGGCAGGGCACCTCGCCGGTCTCATGGCAATGCTCGCACGGGGCGGTGTGCTCATTGCCGCAGAAGCACTCGCACTCCACCTCGCTCGTGCCCTCGCAGTCGGGGCAGTCGATCATGCCCCGACCCCCGCACTCCTCGCAGCCTGATCCGGGATGCTCGCTGGCGGAGATGAGGATCAGCCGGCGGTGCTCCGCCATGTCCAGCCCGTGGTGCCTCGCCCAGTCGTCCACCGCTGGCACGCTGGCCAGGGCTACGGGTACGGGCCGCCTGGGTCTCACGGCACCGCTCATCGGGTGGCCCGCGCCTCCTCGATCTCGATTGCCCATTCCCGGAGGTCATGCTGCATCTCGTCGCCCGGCTCTATCGGCTCATGGAGCGCATCCCCCAGCATGCGGAGGTGGGTGTCCATGAGATCCAGGAAGTCCGCGATCCGGCGTAGTTTCCTGGGCTCGATCTCCTCAATCCGCTCCAGGGCGCGGAGGCGTGGGGGGGCCGCCAGGCTGAGCGCCGCGAGCCGCGCTGAGCGCTCCTCCCGGGTGTGTTCGTCCCACGGCCGCGCATCCGTCTGGAGGTGGGCGAAGAGGGGCAGATCCGCCTGCGCGATGTGCCAGGAGACCTGGCCGGTGGGGAGGGCGATGTAGACGACCGGCCACCCGACCTCATCGGGGTCGAACCCCAGCCAGGCGGGGAAGAGGCTGGACAGCGCCGCCGCCACCTCATTGCGTTCCCGGTACGCCTGGTCGCGGCCCGCCTCGCCCGCCATCCGTCCCCTCTCAATGGCGTTGGCGAACCAGCCGAGGAGGGTGTGCTCCTGGTCGTCGTTGCGGACCTGGATCGGGAACCGCTGCCGGAAGGCCCGCGCCCACACCTGGGCGTCGGTGGTCGCGGTCAACTCCCGGTCACTGATCGGGCGCGTATCAGTGGACATGGATGCCTCCGGCGCGGACCGCCGGGTCGATCACGTCGGGCGGCCATGTCCAGCCGGGAGGGACGCGGCCAAGTGGACGGTCCGTCTCCATCGCCTCCCGCGAGAGTGACTGGTACCCCTCGCAGCCCGAGTGGCCGCAGTGGCAGGGTGCGACCACGCGGCCGAGGAGGCGGAGGCGCTCAACGCTGATCCCGCTCCGCTCCGCATAGCCCCGCTCAAAGGCCAACGCCCGGAGCGTCTGCCTGCTCATGTCGCCCCCGCCCGCGCCGTCACGAACTCCTGGATGGCCTCGTGGTAGAGGGCGATGGCGGCACGGGATGCCCGGACCTCGGCGAGCAGGGTCAGCGTGTCGCGTGCCGCCAGCCTCCTCGCCTGATTGGGATGAGTGCCACTGACGATCTGCTCCCGCATCTCGAGCGCATCGAGTTCGCCGTCCGTCAACACCGGACGGTCGGGTTCGCCTCGCAGCCTGAGTGCCTCGGACAGCCTCTCCATGAAGCCGTCGAACTCCTGCCGCTCTTCCGCACCCACGGTCACCTTCTCCCCCCGACCGGCGCCACCGAGGCCAGATGCCGGTTGCCGAGTGTCCGCGCCTCCCCCTTGGTCGCCGTGATCTTCTCCCAACCGCACGGGCACCAGACCCGCCAGCCGGGCGGCCGCAGTCCCCGACGGCTGAGGAAGTAGACGTGCATGGGCTCCCTCACGGCCGTGGCCCGTGGCGGCGCAGCCAGGCCCGCACCTCGGCGAGCCGGGCGGCGAGCAGCTCCTCCATCGCCCCGGCGTACAGGAGGGAGGTGGCGCGGCCGACGAAGGGCCGGGCCTCGGCGCGCTGCAGCGAGCTCACCCGCCGCCCCGCCTGGCCGGAGATCTCGTCAAGGCTGAGGCTCAGACGGTGGCGGAGGTCGCGCAGCTCCTCGCCGGGGACGCCGGAGGCGCGGAACCGGGGCGGGGCCGTGCGCCCAGCCAGCATCCGCTTCCGGGTTCGGCTCCCCTTCCGTCCCGCCGCCGCCCGGCGCTGGACGAGGGTGTGCGTTGTAACCACGGGAAAATGCTCTAAGGAGGACGCAGTATCTTCGTCGGTCATGTCACCAGCGAGAGGTGGGTGCCCCACTCGGTCATGGCCGGGCCGAGATCGGAGCCGGTGGCGATCACCCCGCAGGCGCAGTGCACCTCCATCCGGGCGATGCGGCCGTCGTCCAGGCTGAACGGCGGGTCGATGGTCGTCCCGTCGCTGAGCACCGCGCGGACCCGCTTCAGGCTGTGCCCCACCGGCACGCAATCGTGCGGGAACTCCTCGCCGCAGCGGGGGCAGCTGGCCCGCCGGAGGATGGGGCGGGCGCCGCCCGGGAAGGGCAGGGCGCTCATGACGGCATCACCAGGCGCAGCCCCCGCCGCAGCCGCTCGCCCCACCGCGCCGCGAGGTCGCGCAACTCCTCGAGTGCCGTGGCCTGCTCCACCTCGGGGCCGAGGCTGACCGGGCGCCAGCGCGCCCGGGCACCGCAGGGGCACTCCGCCGCCCCGCCCAGAGCCCCCTCCGGGATCGGTGCCGCCGCCCAGGCGTGGGTATGGCCCGGCTCCGACCCCTCCGTGATCCGGATCCAGGCGGTGCTGGGCAGGAAGGTGCCGTCCACCCAGCGCCCCTGCCGACCCAGAGGCGGCAGCTCGCGGGCCACGTCGCTGATCGTCCGGACCATCTCAGCCATCGGGTACCTCCTGGCCATCGACGGCGACGCTCTCCAGGTCCCAGCGGGTGCCCTTGACCTCTAGGGCGTCATCGGGGAGGTCGCCCCACCCCACCTGGCTGTGGAGCGGGATCTCGTACACGCCGGTGGCGGCCCCCAGGCGGGCGAGGCTGGCCCGCTGGGTCAAGCCCATGGTCGCCTGGAAGTCGGCCGCCATCGGTCCCCGGCCCCGGGTGCGATCAACCACGTCGGGATCGGCCGCGAGCAGTTCCACCGTCACCGTCCAGGTGACCGTGACCGCCACGGGCGGAGCCGAGGATCGAGGAGGATCGGCGGCAGTACGCTGCATCGCCACGGGCGCACTGTAGCGCCCCGCCGCTGGGGCGCGCAACCCCCAGCCGACTCCGCGTCAGACGTTCCGCGACCGCCAGGCCACCGGAGCGTGACAAACGCCGCAGATGGTGCTACGCTGCCCTCCAGCGGGGGCGCGAAGGATCCTCGCGAGGTCAGGAGGGATCAACCATGACAGGACACAGCATCATGCGGCGCTGGGCGGCGCCGTTCGCGGCGGCGCTCGCCATCGGAGGCGGGGGGGCGCTCGCTATCGGCGGGGTGACCGCGCTCGCCTGGGGTGCTCCGCCAACGCTCACGGCGGTCTGCCCCTGCGATTCGGCGCACTACACCTTCACCGTTTCGTTTGGTAGCCCGGAGTCGAACTACGACGTGACCGTGGAGCAGTCGGCAGACTCCACCTTCGCTACTGGAGTCACTACGACTAATGAGACGAGCACAACTCAGCCGTACAACTTCTCGCTCTTGCAGAGCAACGGCCAGTACGTTCAGGCTGAGTGGACCTCGGACACTGATACGGGCTGGTCATCTGAGGTCACAGGCGATTCAGGGATCTACATCGACTACGACTCTGGAACGGTAGGAGCTTGTGATCCCGTCTGGCCAGGGAGTCCTTGCTTTGGGCCTCCCAACACGGGCCTGAATCCGGGTGACACTACCACTCTGACGGTGACTGCAGAGCAGGACGTCAATCAGTACCCCGACATGACCACCACACTGACGTGGGACGGGCTGCTGACCTTCGTCAGCAACGGGGATGGCTCTGCGGTATGCACCGCCGGGACCAACAGCGAGACCTGCACCTACACCGATGCCGCCCACCAGTACAAGAGCGACAGCTTCACCTTCACGGTGGGCTCCAACGCTCCGGGCACCGTGGTGACCACCGACATCACAGTACAGGCTGGCGCCGAGGAGGGATGCACGGCCACGGGCACGGCTGAGGCCACGATCACCATGGCTGAGCCCACGCCAACTCCGACGCCGACGCCCACGCCGACCGCAACGCCGACGGCAACCCCGACCCCGACCGCAACTCCCACGCCCACGGCCACGCCGTCGCCGACCGCGACGCCCGTGCCAGCGGTGACCCCGACGACCGGGGCGGGAGGCGGTAGCGGAGGGCTGATGACCAGCCTGGGCATCGTGCTCATGGTCACCGGCCTCGCCCTGCTGGGCTTCCTGGCGCTGCGGCGCCGGGTCGGCCCGCAACCGGCCATCTGATCTCCCTCTTATCCCGGGGGAGGGGTTCGACGCCCCTCCCCTCGGGGCTCAGCCGCCCCCGAAGGCGTGGCTGGCGGCGGCCCGCGACGGAGTGAGCGGGGCGACCGGTGTGGAGCGGGTTAGCGTGCGGCCCAGCGCCGGGACGCCCCCCGGCCGGAGCACGGCCAGGGTGTCGCGGGCGGCGCCTCGGCCCCAGCCCGTGCGGCTGATCGCGTAGGCGGTGCCGACCACCCCGATCACGGAGAGCAGGCCGAAGGCGATCACCGAGGCACGGGCCAGCGGTGCCCCCGGCCCCGGCGCCACCGGGATGAGCGGCGGGGCGCAGAGGCCGCCCAGGCAGTCCCAGTCGGCCGGGCAAGAGGAGACGCAGGTGCCCCCAGAGCACACGGAGCACTGGTCGCAGGCGGGTGAGCAGGGCACGATGCAGGCCCCGGCGCTGCACACCGCAGGCGCGTGGCAGCGAGAGACGCAGGTGCCCGACTGGCAGGCGGAGCATGAGTCGCAGACGGGGCACGGCGGAGGGGACGGCGGGGCGGGGCCGATGGGCGGTGGCAGGCCCTGGATGGCGGCCCGCGCCGCCGTCATGTAGCCCTGGAAGGCGCCGCTCGTGTAGGTGGACCAGGGCGAGAAGGCCACCCCGCCGCTGGAGAGCGCGTAGCCGAGGGTGAAGGCGCAGGTGGGGTCGCTGGCGCACGCCGCCGTGCCCGGGTGGCAGGGTTGGAACACCTGGAGCACGCCGCAGCTCTCGCACCCCGAGGAGCAGCCGCAGCCGCAGCAGTCCGGGTTACAGCCGGTCTCGCACGCCCCTCCCAGCCCGCACTCCGCCAGCGAGATCGCGACGATGATGCTGAGCGCCTCGAGGGCGTCCGTGTTGCGGAAGCCGGCGGCATAGGCGAGCTGGACGCGCTGGGCCACCGAGACGCTCATCCGCCGCTCCCGAAACCGTGCCCCGCCGCAGCGGTCGCGGAGGGGGTGAGCGGCGGCCCTGGGGCCGCCTGGGGCCGCCTGGCAGCCCGTGTCGACGCTCCACCTCCCAGGCCCGGGCCGGGCCGGTGGCGAGTCGCCTGCCAGGCGGCCACCCCGGTCAGGGCCGCGAGTACCAAGGCGGCCACAACCGGCACCGCCGGGTTGAGAGGCGCCGGCGCTGGCGCTGCGGCTGGGGGCGAGGGTGGTGGGGCGCAGAGGCCCCCAGAGCAACTCCAACCCGCCGGGCAGGAGGAGACGCATCGGCCACCCTGGCAGGCTGAGCAGGAGTCGCAGGCGGGGCTGCAGGTGGGCAGGGGCGGCGCTGGAGCCGGGGCTGGCGCCGGCGCCGGCTGAGTCACCCCCGGGTGCTGCCACCCCACCACGCAGGCATAGTCGGTGTGGGTGACCACCTGGCAGTATTCGCCATCCCAGTTCTGGGCGAACGACTGGAAGCTGCCGGGATCGGCCGAGATGCAGATGTCCACATGCCCGCTCGCCCCGATCGAGTGGCAGCCGCCCCGGAAGCAGACGAGGTCGCCCGGGGACGGGAAGTTGGCTGGCCCGTTGGGGATCCAGGTCCAGCCCGGATAGCCGCTCCCCTGCCAGCACACCCCGTCGCAGTGGTCGGGCGCGCCGCAGCTGCCGCACGGGGTGGAGAGGCCGAGGTTGACGCACCAGAGGCAGGCGAGCGAAGTACACTCCCCCGGCGGGAAGCCGCCGCAGTCATCGACCGTCTGCCCCGAATACTGGGCCATGAACTGGGCGAGCGTCAGCGCCATGGCCCCGATGCTACGGGCCACCCGGGCGCCGCAGGGAGATCAGGCGCCGGGAGGCCCGGCCCGGCGCACCGCGTGCCAGGAGGTGGTCACCGCGAAGCCATCGGCGAAGCGCACCAGGATGGTGCCTCGAGCCCCGCGCGCCTCCACCTGGCAGCGCTCGCCGAAGCGCTCTGGCAGCCGAGCGCGCCAGCGCCAGATGTGGGTCAGCGGCGGCGGGCCGTCGGGAAGGGGCGGTGGTGGCGCCGGAGCCGCACGACCCGCGTCCGCGGGCACTCCAGGAGATGGCGGAGGATCAGGGCCATCGGGTGGTCGTATCCCTCCACGTACTCGCCGCACGCCCCGCAGTGCCATATCACCGATGGATCTCCACCCGGACTGAGGGTGTTAGCGCCGCCCCCAGCACGGGCCGGCGAACCAGGCCCTCCTGGATGGCGAGCAGGGCCTCGTGGAGGTCGACGGCGGTGGGCCAGGCGTCGCCCCAGACCGTGCAGCCGCCCATGGCGGCATAGAGCTCCACCAGGCGGGGGGGCACCAGGGCCTCCGGCCCCTTCTCGTCGGCCAGCCGCTCGCAGGCGCTGAGCAGCCGGTCGGTGGCGGCCAGGATGGCCCGCCGCTGGCGCCGCTCGCGCTCCCCCTCCTCGGGGAAGAGCAGCTCCACCTGGGCGGGCTCGAGCACCTGCTTTCGCTGGGCGTGCCAGGAGCACTGGCCACCCGTCCGGAGCGCCGGCCGCCCGCAGTGAGGCACCCGGCAGACACCCAGCGGCTGGCCTGCCACCGTCACCGCTCGCGCCCCGCGAGGCTCTGCAGACGGCCCAGCGCCGCCAGGGCGCCATGGATCCCATCGACGGCCGAGATCACCGCCCCGCCCGTCTGCTCCAGCTGGGCGCAGAACTCGGACAGCTCGTCCTCCAGCTGGGGGTTGGCGTCCAGGAGGATGTCCACCGCCCGTTTGAGGTCGCGACGCGCCGCCGACTCGTCATGGCGTGCAGGCCGTCCCACGGCCCGCATTGTGCATCACCGTTCCCGCCCCGTGCCGAGTTCGCTCTCAGGATCCTAGCCGACGCTCCGCCGCCTCGAGATCCGCCTCCGTGACCAGCCGGGCCGCCTCAGCCTCCTTCTCGGCACGGCGGCGCGCCCTGGCGATCATCCCCGAGACGACGGAGTGGTTGACCTTGAGGAGCGCGGCGGCGCTGACCACCGTGAGGCGATGCGCCCCCACCTCCTCGAGGAGATCCCGGATGATCCCGATCTGGAGGGCGCGGGCTGTCTCCAGGAGGTGGCGCCGACGCTCGCTGTCGCGTCGCATCCGGCTCTGGGCTTCGCCGCCAGCCGCTCTAGCCAAGCGTCCTCTCCCGTCCCATGTGAGCGCGGACTCTACCACCCGCCACCGTCATGTGGTGACCGTCTCGGTCACCTAGTGACGGATGGCGCGTCACGTGGTGACGGCCGCCGGTCATGTGGTGACGGCGAGTTCAGGGTCCGTGCCCGTCACGTGGTGACGGATGGCCCGTCACGTGGTGACGGGGGGTGCAGAATGACGCGGATGGAGGGAGTGGGAATAGGACCTTGGCCTATGCGAACACGAAAGGTCGTATTCGGCTGACACCTTGTACAGTCAAAAAGGCATTTAAAGCGCTCACGCGCGCCCCCGCGCAGAGGCACGCACGGGGAGACGAGGCCGCCGTTTGACCAGGCCCATTAAAGGGCTGGCTCGCTGTCAATGCTGTAACGCTGATCTCGTGCGGCCCGTGAGAAGGCCACGGATCGCGCCTACGGGCCGGGCGGCGGAGGCTCGAGGTGGGGGTTCTCACCCATGTTGGAGCAGAAACGCCTCAGGATCGCGCCAGGCGATCCCACGCCAGTGGGTCCGGTTGCCGTCTCTGGCAGCTCGGAACTGGCCGAAGCCGTAGTCGTTCAGGCGGAGGCCGAGGAGGCGGCGGCTGGGCTGCCGGCCGGGCTTGCCGAGGGCGTTCACTGTCCACCAGGAGCAGAAACGCTGGAAGACCTCGGCGGAGCTGAGATCGCCCTCGGCGTCGACCAGGCACTCCTCCTCGATGAAGCCCGCCTCAGGCTCCAACCCACGCTGCCGCCAGGTGAGCGGTTGGTCAGGATCGGGCTCTGGCGTGGGTGCGGGCAGCGGTGGTGGCAGAGGGCTCAGGCCGTTGCCGTACCGGACCACCGCGATCATCGCGCGCAGTGCTCCCTCCCAGAGCGGCTCCTGGTCGAGCAGTTGGTCGACCAGGACGTGGAGTTCAGCCCGGCGCTCCGGAGGGAGGGGGGAGGTCACCGGTAGCGGCGCACGCGGTACCGGCCCCTCATCACCCGCTCCAACTCGCCGCCGCGCTCCAGTGAGGAGAGGTGGGTGAAGAGGCGGGTGATGTCGCTCTCCCCCAGCGCGTGGGCCACCTCGCGGGCAGCGAAACCACCGTCCAGGCGACGGCAGGCGTCGAGCACCATGGCGCGGGTGAGGATAGCGCCGTTGCTGAGGGTCGTGGCCCGCCGGCGCGCCGCCTCCATCTCCAGGTCGGGGAAGCTCGCGGCGAGCTCAGGGTCGCGGCCCCGGGGAGGATACGGCTGCCCGCCGTCGGTGGCGGTTGGAGTCTCTGGGAGCGCGGGTCGGGTCTCCGAGAGTTCGCCGGCGATCCGCTCCGCGTCCTCGGCGGGGATCCCGTGGCGGGCCTGGAGCACCTCGCTCATCACCTCGCGCCGCGCCGGAGCACGGAACCGGCCGCGGGGCATGGCCTCGAGGTGGCCGATGGCGGCGAGGGCATCGAGGTGAGCCCGGACGGCGTCGTACCGGTCGGCCCCTCGCCAGCCGAGTTCCTCCTGGATGGTGATGGCGGCGAAGGCGCGCTCATGGCGGCGGCACGCCTCGAGGACGGCCAGGCGCTCCGATAGGTCAGGGATGGGTGGCGGCGCTGGATCGGCCTGGCCGCCCCCCTCATCGACGGGCGGTGCGGCTGTGCCCGTCACCGTCCCCGCCAGCCCTATCGAGGCCGGGCTGATCCGCTCGACCAACCCCCCCAGCAAGGCGCCCAGGCAGCGCGTGCAGAGTTCCATCCGCTCTTCACGGGCCTGGCCCTTGGGAGCCGTGCTGACCCACCAGGCCAGGACATCCAGGATGTCCGGATCGCGGCCCGGGCGCTGGGTCGGGAAGAGTGGCGGTCGCGGTGCGGCCATCACGCCGCCCGCACCGGGTACTCATCCCAGGTGCGGCCGTCAAGCTCCCGGCCGGCGGCGTGCTTGCCGACGCGCCGGAGCAGACAGCCGTCGAGCAGCGTCACGGTCGGTGGTCCGAGATGGCCTGTCTGGTCACCCTCACCCCACCTCTCCATGGCGCGCCACTCCCCCCATTGCTTGAAGAAGAAGGGGACGCCCGCGCGCTGGCACTGGTCGCGGATGTCACGCACCCAGTGCGGATGCATCGGACGCGCCCCGGGGCCGCTCTCGCCGCCCACGATCACCCAGCCGATCCCCTCCAGCGGGAGGTGGGGCAGAGGTCCCAGGAGCGGCTCCAGGCTCAGGAACCGCACTGCGGCTGGCGTGCGCTGGAGGTGGCGGATGCGGGAGTAGTACGCGGTGCTCTCGACGCTCACCCCAAGCCAGATGTTCGCGGGCGGCTCTAGGCTTTCGAGGACATTCCGGTAGATCTTTCGCCGGAGCAACTCGTCTCCCCAGGCCCTGCTGATGAGGCGCTCCATCCGCTCGGCTCGCTTCGTGAGCACCTGGAAGGTGTGCCAGTCCGCCCAGACCATCACGTCCCACACCTGGGCGATGAACGCCTGGGGTACGTCGGCGTGGAAGAGGTCGGACATCGAGTTGACGAAGATCCGGCGGGGCCGCCTCCACCGAAGGGGCTGGTCGAGCCGCTCGGGCCGGAGCGTGAGGTCGAACCCCTGCTCGTAGGGGTGACCGGGGACGCCCCGGAACCGCTCGGCGAAACGCTTGGCGTAGCAGTGGTCGCAGCCCGGGGAGACCTCGGCACAGCCGGTGACCGGGTTCCACGATGCATCCGTCCACTCGATCACGCTCTTGTCGCTCACGCCGTCCCTCCGTGATGCCCCGTTACCGTCCCTTCCGCTGCCGGATCTCCGCGAGCGAGGTCTGCGCCTCGGGGAGTATGGCCTCAAGGACATCCCGATCCTGCGCCACCAGCCACTCGGACGGCTGGCCCTCAGCCTCCCAGCCGTGGGTCTGGAGGATGAGCGAGCAGAGTTCGCGGGCCTCCTTCCCCTCGGCCCAGAGCGCTCGGCAGACGGCCTGGCAGTCGGCGAGGAGGGAGTCGTCACCGGGTGCGAGGGCGAGCTGCTCGCCGACCATCCGCAGCCGGAGGCCGCGCCAGTGGGTGCGGTTGCCATTGTGCGCGGATCGGAAGGAGGTCAGCCCACGCTCGCTGAGCCGGAGGCCGAGGAAGCGCTGCGAGGTCGGCCGCTCGCCGGAGCCCTCGCACCAGTCCTTGTACCGGTGGAAGAGCTCAGCGGCCGAGACGGAATCGGCCGCCGATGGGATGGTCTCCTGCTCCAGGAAGGCGGCCATCGAGTCCATCTCGGTGCGGTACTGGCGGGTGGCCCGCTCCACCGCTGGCGACTGGCCCAGGCCCTGGCGCTGGTATGCGAGGCAGCCGTCGACGCACCAGCGCAGGATGCCCGGGGCCTCCTCGCGCAGGAGGCGGCGGGCGAGGTTGGGGTCGCGCTCCTCGGGCGGGATCAGCACCGTGAACGGGATCAGGCGCAGCCGCCGCCAGATCCCCTCCGAGTTGCCGGTGACGAGGGGCTTGTGGTTCGTGCTCATCCACGGGATGTCCGAGGGCACATAGGTGAAGGCGTCGCGGAACATGAACCGCGCCCACCGGATGTCGCCACCCGTCAGCACCTTCACGAGGCTCTCGTTCAGCTTCCCCTCGGGCTCCGCTATCACTGTCATCCGCACACCGCGAAGCTCGGCGACGTTCGTCGGGTGTGAGGGGTGACCGAGATCGAGGAGGAGGGTGGGGTCGGCGGCGCGGGCGTAGTCGCCCAGCAGGAAGCTCAGGACGTTGAGGAAGGTGGACTTGCCGTTGGCCCCGGTGCCGTACAGCACGAAGAGCACATGCTCCAGGATCTCGCCGATGATGGAGACACCGACGGCGCGCTGGACGAAGGCGATCAGCTCGTGGTCGCCGCCCAGCACCCGCTCCAGGAAGGCGTCCCACTGCGGGCAGCGGGCGTCGGGGTCGAAGCGGTAGGGGGCGAGCCGCGACTGCATCTGGTCGGGGTTGTGGGGGTGCAGCTGGCCGGTGCGGAGATCGACGGTGCCGTTCTCGCAGTTGAGCAGCCAGGGGTCGGGATCCCAGGTCTCGTGGGTCGAGTGGAGGCGCGACTGCGCGTTGGCGAGCAGCGCGCGCAGGCGCATGGTGGACTCGCAGGCGAGGATCTCGCGGTGGAGGCGGTGGCGCGCCCTAGCGTCGTCGCACCAGGCGGGGATCTCCTCGGGGAGGCGGGCGACCGTCTCCTTGGCGAGGGTCATGCACTGCTCCGTGCCGTCCAGCCGCCAGCGGGTGCCGGTGTAGAGGCGCCAGAGCCCCCGGGTATGGTCGTACCGGGCGCCCGCGCCGTGGCGGCTGGCAAAGCGCTCCGCATTGCGGGTGTCGCTGAACTCGGGGAGCACCTGGCCTGGCTCTGAGCCGTGGCCGTCGCTCTGGGGATGATGGCCATTGCCATTTCCCCCGTTCCCTCCGCCGCCCTCTGGCTCCTGCCCCTGGGCCTCGGTGGGATGGAGGTCGAGCCAGCGCTGCCCGGGAAGTTGGGCGATGAGGTCGCGGGCGGTGCGGGTTGGATCCTGGTCGATCCAGTCGTCGGCACCGCCGTGCTCCTTGACACCGACCAGCTCCAGGATCTGGGGGTCGAGCCCGGTGGCGGCGAAGGCGCGGCAGGCGGCCTCGGCGCCCCGGCGGCCGGCGTCATCGTTGTCACCGATGACGACGGGGAGGCGGTTGTCGCCCCGGCCCGCCACGTCGGCGAGCATCCAGGAGGTGAGCTCGGTGCGGGGGCAGTCGCCGCCCGCGTCCCACCACTTGCCCGCGCCCATGGGGCAGGTGGTGGCGGGCAGGCCCCGCCGGCGGAGGGCGTCGACGGCCTTCTCGCCCTCCACGATGAGGATGAGGCGCTTGGGATCCTTGAGGAGGTCGGGGAGCCGGTACGGCAGTAGTTGGACGCTCTCCATGGCCCCCGGCCCCTCGATCCAGCGGCCGGGATGGAGCGGGTCGGGGCGGCGCTGGGTGAAGCGCTTGTCGCCATCGGGATTGGGATCGGGCTCCAGGCGGATCACCTGGTAGCGGACATTGCCGTCGCGGTCGTGGTAGTCGTAATGGGCGACGGGGCGCCAGGGCCTCGTGTCGCGCGGCGCCCTCCTCAGGGGCGGCGGCGGGGCCTCGCCGTGGCTCACCCCGCAGCCGCAGCGGCCCTCGAGGCGGTGGGGGAAGCAGTTACTGTCGCCCGCCACCTGGAGCGAGCCCGCCTTCTCCTCGCGGCTGCAGAAGGCCACCCGGCCGTCACCGGTGAGGTACCCGGCGCAGCGCACCCCCTTGCCCCGCCGGAGCCGGTCGTTGCCCCCGCAGATGGGGCAGGGCCTGCTCGGCGTGTAGCGGGTGACGGTGGCCGAGGCGGTCATCGGCCCGGTGCCCGACCCCCACGTCCTGTGGAGGATGTGGACAACCTGTGCAGATGTGGTACCCTACCCGGCAATCGCTCCATAGAAGGCATCCTTGGGGTCGATGTGTGGGGAAAAGCGCCCCCCGGGAGGACGAGGCTTCCGGGGGGCGCTTGGCATCTTACCCCCGCCGGAGCCGGTGTGCTAGGGGGCGGGAGGGCGTAGGATCGGGGGCCGAGGGGCCGGGGGATCTGAGACAGAATCCCGTCCAAAGGTCCTATCTCCGTGGGCAACCCCCGGCCCCCCAGAGCCCCGGGTGACATCCCCTCGGCCGTCTGACATAATCGGTTCAATGTGGAGCCGAGGATCGCTCAGTCGGCGCATCGGCACCGGATCTCGGTGCGGCGGATGCTGGAGGCGTACCGCAACACCGTGGTCGTCGTTCCCCGAGGCGAGATGAGGATGCATCTCGGCCACGACGCCAGCGGCGTGCCGCTCGAGGTCGGCGTGGTGGAGACCCGTGAGGGATCCGCCATCGTCCACGCGATGAGGTTGAGACGGGTCTGGCGCCGTCTCTACGCGAGGCACCTCTGATGGCACTCACGCGCCGCCGTGACGGCATCACCGAGAGCGAGGCGGCCGTCTATGCCGACCGCTTCGAGGCCATGGGACCTGACGACTTCGGGACGCCCGTCCCCGGGCCGGCGGCCTTTGCGGGACGGCGCTCGCTCTCCGGTGCGGGCAAGACGCCCAGAGTGACCCTCCGCCTCCCCGATCCCCTGCTCCGCCGCTACCGGCGGCGGGCGCTGCGGGACGGTCGATCCATGAGCGCCCTGTTGCGGGAGATCCTGGTTCGTCATGCCCCCCGCTCCTGACCCGGCACCGACCGCCGCCAGCCCGCCGCCCGATCCAGAGCCGGAGTCGGCGACTTGTCGCCGCGCCTGGAATCGCGCCCTCAAGGAGGTCGCGCGTCGGGATCGCGACTACTTCGCGATGCACTGAAAGTGGCAATCGCGCCACCCCCTTGTCCTCCCGGGCCGGAGAGGTGTACGGTGCGGTGTACGGTGGCAAGCCAGCCGCCGGGAGGGTGCCGCCATGGCCCGAGATGAGATCGGGATGGATGAGATCCGCGATCTCTACCTACAGCGTGCTCGCGCGGCGGGCCGGGAGCACCACTTCTTCGACCGCCAGAGCAACCGGTTCTTCGGCAGCCGGTTCCCGGCCGTCGGCTACACCGGGCCTGGGGGCATCTACTTCACCGAGTCGCAGCAGCCTCCCGGCGGGGGCGCCAGGATCTTCCGGGTCAAGCGCCTCAATGCTAGCGGGGGCATGGATACCATCGACGGCCCGGTGGGCGACGTGTTCCACTCGTGGCCCTCGGGGGCGGCGGCCAAGGCGGCCGCGAGGCGGTTGGCGGCGGGCGGGACAGCTCGGCGCCGCGCGGTGCGTTACCACCGCCATCCCGCACATCCCTACTCGCACCCGGCCGCGACGCGGCATCGGAGGCGGTAGCGATGGCCGAGTACCCGATCGCCAGGCATGTGGACATGATGGGCGTGGTGGGACACACCCGTGACTGGCCACCTGGCACGGGTGGGCTGATGGTGCTCGTGGACGCGCCCGATGACCGTACCGCCCGCCGCTGGGCGGAGGCGGTATGGGAGGAGCACATGACGGGCGAGCACAAGCGTCCAGAGGTGTACTTCCTGCGCGGGGACATGCGACCCGGTGGCCGCAAGAAGTTCGAGGTGCGCCTCCTGCCAGAGGGTCGTGCCCGACGCCGTCGGCGCCGTACTGCCCCCATCCACACCCACGGCCACGGAGGTCGGTAGCCAATGTCTCAGAGCATCGCTGAGTATTTCCGGGCCGCAGCCTGGGGCTTGCCCAGCGCTATGCGCTGCAGCACGCCAAGGGCCGCCCCCGGGGCCGCGCCGCCCCGCTGCACAGCCACACCCATGGGAGGCGGCAGCGGTGAGTTTCGTCCAGCGCCCCGCTAGGCGGCTGAGAGTGGGAGACGCGGTCCAGGTGTACCACCCGGGATCCGGGCACGCTGATCTGCGCGATGTCATCGCCGTGCGTCGGGATCTCGGGCGCGTGGTGGTCACGCTGGACACCGGCCGCGAGATCTCGTGGGCCGGGAGCACCCAGGTGAATGTCGCCGTCAAGGGACGGAGCCGGAGGACGCACTGGGCACTGCTCGCCTCTGGGCTGGCGCGCCGTCGCGCCGCCCCGCTGCACAGCCACACCCACGGAGGGCGGTAGCGATGGGGCGGCGGATGGCGCGGATGGGGAGTCCCCGGAGCGTGCGCCAGCTGATGATGCTGGCACCCCGGCCGTGGGAGCGTGGTTTCGCGCTCATCTCTCAGGCGCCAGGGAGCCCAAGTGTCATCACCTGGGATCCCGCCTACGACTCGACCATCCTGGCCCAGGCGGATCCGATGATCGGCTTCTCGCGCACCGATGCCAAGGCGATCAGGGCAGCCGTCGGACGCTCGCGCACCCGCAGCGCCCTGGTGAGGATCACTCATCTCGCCAACGGCAAGTGGCGCGGCACGGTGGTCGATGAGCAGGGCAAGCCCGTGGAGTTTCAGGACTTCAGCACCGAGGCCGCCGCGCAGCGGTGGAAGCGCGAGGAGATGAGGGAGACGCATCTCCTGGGCCGGAGGTCACTCCCGGTCCGCTCCGGCGCGGCCCGTCGCCGTCGTGCCCCCATCCACCACCACGCCCACGGGGAGCGGTAGCGGTGAGCTTCTACGTCCACCATGTCACTGCGAGCGGCCACGAGGGCTGGACTGGCCCCATCCGCTTGCCGGGACAGGCGTATCGCGAGGCCGTGGCCTGGCGGCGGATGGGTGACACGGCGGACGTGGTGGAGAGCACGCCCGAGCTGAGGGCCACCGTGCGCCGCTGGCAGCATGAGGCGGATCTTCGCCACGGGCGCACCCATCGTAGCGGCAAGAGTTCCTATGGGCACCTTCGCAAGCGCGCCGCCCCGCTGCACACCCACGCGCACGGGGGGGGGTAGCGGCGATGGCCCAGATTGAGGTCAAGCGGCTCAGCCCAGCGATCCGCTCTGCGCTCGCCAGCGTGAAGTACGGGGCCAGGGACATCAGCGTCGTGCCTGCCACCGAGGTCTCGCTGACGGTGAGCGGTGGGGCGGGCCAGCGCGGCTTCGCCACCCTGGTCGACATGGTGACCGGTCGCCACGAGACCATGATGGGGTCGTGGGGCGGGGCCAATATGTTCACCCCCCGGAACCGGGTGGATCTGGACACGACGAAGCGGACGCTGCCCCCGGGGACGGTGCTGATAAAGGGCGAGGAGGGCTACCCGCGCACCTTCGCCACCATCTACGCGCACCCCGATCTGCTGCAGAGCCTCAGCCTCGCGGCCCCGGCGGCGCCGCTGAGCGACGTGGAGGGGAAGGTGCTCAACATCTATGGCGGGATCAAGAGCGGGTACCGCCAGGATGAACTCCGCCGCAAGGACATCTCGCCGCAGGCGGCGGCGGCGGCGGTGCGGTCGCTGATCGCGGCCGGCTACCTAGCCCAGAACAAGGCGGGGGCGGTGTCGATCACGACCGCCGGCAAGAACGCCCGCCCCTCCGGCTACTACCGCCGCCGCCCCTCAGCGCTCCAGGTAGAGCTCGCTCGGCGATCCCGCCAGGCCCGGCAGCAGCCCCGGCACCGTGACGGCCGGTTCAGCAAGCGGAGGCGGTAGCGATGGCTGAGCTGGTCACGGTCAAGCGCAACAGCATCGAGGCTCGGACGATGTGGGATCGGGCCGTCTCGGCGCGCAGCCACACCCTGGAGAACTACTTCATCGGCCAGGACGTGGACATCCCCGCCGAGCACGCGTGGTACACGAGGGTGCTCTCCTGGGGCGGCCACGGGCCGCGCATCGTCCGCAGCGGGGACACCTACACGATCCACTATCACAGCAACCACTGGGTGGAGTTGAAGGTGGCCCCGGGGCGCTCGAGGAGCCGGGCCTCGGAGCGGATCGCCTCGGTGCCCGGGCCGGGCCAGGTGGTGCGGCTCGCCAACGGTGAGCGCTGGCAGCACAAGTTCGGGGCGATGTGGGAACTCCTCGGCCCCGTGCACCGCGAGATCCATGGCGAGGGCAACTTCTCGCGCCACCTCCGGCTGGTGGGTGGGCGTGCTCGCCGCCGCACCGCCCCCGTCCACACCCACGCGCACGGAGGGCGCTAGCGATGGCGATGCGGGAGAACGACCGCAACAAGGCGATCACCGCCCTGCGCGCCGGGCTGCGCCGCCGCAGCACCAAGACCTGGAGCGTGCGCGGCGGCCGGGGCACGGCCTGGGGTTGGATCACGGTGACCGCCCCGCCATCCCGGCTTGACCAGTACGGGGGCATGAGCAAGGCGGATCAGGAGGAACTCTCCCGCATCTTCGGGGAGCATGTGCACCACCAGGGCATCTCCATCCCGGCGAGCAACCCCTACCGCGAGGCCTACGTTGAGCGGGTGCTGCACGGCTCGACCAGTCTCAACCCGCAGCCGTACTGGCGCCGCCGCGCGGTGCCCGTCCACACGCACGCGCACGGAGGGAGGTAGCGATGGCGGTGGAGCGGAAGCCGCGCGTGGATCCCCTGGTGCCAACTCGGGCCATCGACTTCCACCTCGGCCGCGTCCATGTGGGCACGCCCGATCAGGAGGTGGCGCGGGAGATCGAGGCGGCCATTGACAAGGCGGCGGCCAGGGAGCCGCGCTGGACCCCGGCGATCCGTCGCCAGGCGGTGCAGTACGCGATCTGGCGCCACCACCAGGATCTCGCCGAGTACCGGCGGGTGATGGGCGGCGGCCACGGGATCATCACCACCGCTGGCCATGCCCGCACCCGCACCGATGTGCGCTGGGAGCAGGTGCACGCCGCCGAGCGGGCGGGCCACCCCATCGCCCATCCCCGCGCCTTCGTCTTCGGAGGCCACTGATGCCCGCCTACCGGGGGTACCAGATCGAGTACGTCACCCACGGTGAGGCCGTGATCGCGGTGATCCGCGACGGGGGGGGCCGGGTCGTCCACCGCTCGCAGGGGGCGGCGGGGACCAGGCGGACGCAGGCCCAGGCGGGCGAGGCGGCGCGGCGCTGGGTGAAGTACCACGAGGGGCGCGGCCGCCCCCGCCCCCGCCTCGGCGAGGCGGATCTGAGCGCCGAGGAGCGCCGCGAACTGGAGCGCCGCCGGGTGGCGGCGCGGGCCCAGCGGCGCGATCGGATGGGCCGGTTTGGCTGATAACACGGGAGGCTGAAGACATGGCTCGCACGCGCTGGATCCAGGAGGCCCTGAAGAAGGGCAAGCCGGGCGCCCTGCACCGGCAGCTGCATGTCCCCCAGAGCGAGAAGATCCCGGTGGCCAAGCTCCGCGCCGCCGCCAAGGCGCCAGGCACGAAGGGCAAGCGGGCGCGGCTCGCGCTGACGCTGCGCCGCATCGTCCAGGGCGAGAGCCACGCCAAGAGGTCGGCGGCGGCCAGGAAGGGATGGGCGACCCGGCGGCGGCGGGGACGGTAGGGGGCGGTGGTAGCGGACACCCGGCCCGCTGAGCTCGCCACCCTGGGTCGGCGCATCGCCGAGGCCCAGGGCTTCAATCCCCGCGACCCATCGGTCAACTGGGAGGCATACGGGCGCGAGGCGGAGTACCGTATCAAGCGGCGCCAGGGGGTGCCGGATCCTGCGAAGTTCTCCCGCATCCCGCCGGCCCCCCTGGCATCCTCTCACCGGGCTACCTCCTCTCGCGGCGGCGGCGCGGCCGCGCCGCCCCCCCACCGGGTGCGGATCGGTGGCCTGGAGTTGAGCTTCATCGAGGAGGAGCCCGCCCGCAACCGTCCCCAGCGCGCCCGCCGCAAGGGCGAGCGAACCACCGGGCGGTACCGGAGCCGCCACGCGGCGGCCATCCACCACCACCGCCACGGCGGCAAGCGGTGAGCGGGCGCCCCACCTACCACCTGACCGCCGCAGAGCGCGACGCGATGGCGGCGGTGTACCTGGAGGGGCGGCTGACGACGCGCCAGATCGACCGGCTCTTCGGGGTCTCGGAGGGGATCTGCCGCGACCTCGTGAGGATCCGTGGCCTGCCCCTCCGGGGGCGCGGCTGGCACCCGCCGCTCGAGGCGCGAGCCTGCCGGGTGGAGGGCTGCACTCGGCCGGGTGGCTGGTACCGGGGCGGCAGTGGGTACTGCCATGTCCATGGGGATCGCATCCGCCTCCACGGCGAGGCTGGGCCACCCGAGATCCGGGGGGCGGTGATGCCGGAGCATGGCACCGTGGCCCGCTACGCCCGGGGCTGCCACTGCAAGCCGTGCATGGTGGGCGCCGCCGCCCATGCCCGCGTCCTGCACGCACGCCGCCGCCAGCGCGGCCTCCCCCCGGGCGATCCGCGCCATGGGCGGAACGGGTACAGCAACTGGGGCTGCCGCTGCCCGATCTGCTTCCTGGACCACGCCCTCCGCTGCCACGACGCTTACCTGCGGCGGCGGGGGAGGGCGGCGTGAGCCAGCCGCGCGACCCCCGGGGCCGGTTCGCCTGCGTGGTCTCCTATCCCCGGCTCCGCACCTCCAGGTGCGGGTGTGGCGGCGGAGGGAGCCACCCCTGTCCGGTCGGCAAGCGGCTGCGCGGGATCCGGGAGGCGGCCCGGCGCGCCTTCGTCCCCCTCCCCTACACCGACGAGGACGTGGAGGAGATCGAGCGCGACCTCTACGGGATCGAGCAGGAGGGCGAGGCCCTCCGCCAGGCGCTGGACTGGACCAGCGCCCAGATCGAGGCCAAGGGCTCCAAGAGCCACCGGTCGCGGCTCGCCCGCCTGGAGCACGCCCGCCAGGGCGGCTTCACCGCGCGCGACGTGTACGGCGAGGAGTCGGAGCGGGGGTATGAGGAGCTGCTCGAGGAGCGCCGCCGCATCCGGGCGCACGCCGACCATCTGAGGCGGGAGACGGCCCGGCTCTCCGGGGAGCTGCTCAAGGCGCGCCGGCAGCTGGGCGGGACGATCAGCCGGTCGCTGCTCCGCCGCGCCGCCCGGGCGGGCGTGGCCCGCCGCCGCCCCGTGCCCCTGCACGCGCACCATCATTGACCGATGCGTCGGTACCCTCTTCGTGGCCAGGATGATCGACAGGCGCGATCTGGATCGCACCATCGCCTGGCGACGGTAACGGGGGAACTCCCCGGCCCCACCCGTGGGATGGGATGATCCGGCCGTGAGCAGGTTCGGCTATTCCCAGCAGGTGGCCATGGCGGGCGTGATCGAGGAGGGGCTCTTCGGCCCCACCGGGATGTACTGGCGGGTGCCCACCAAGGCCCAGGCGCTCATGGACGCCTGCCCGCTGGACGTGATGGCCCAGCCCTCGCGGGCCGACCTTGAGGCGCTCCAGCGGGCGGGGACGCCGGTGGGCCCGGGCGACCGCCTGCTCGGTCTCTACACCCGGGTGGGGAGCCCCAACGACCCCGTCCACCACTGCCAGGTGTACGGCGGCCCGGTGGACGAGGTGGGCGAGGACCCGGTGATGGTCGCCTATCACGAGTACGGCCACCTCATCTACGACGACCCCGACCACCAGGGCGTCCGGTTCGAGATCGCCTATGGGGTGACCATCTCCGAGACCGAGATGGAGACCCGGCTGCGGGCCTCGGGCCGGCTCAGCGAGGAGAGCGCTCCCGGTTGCGGCGGACCGACCTGTCAGCTGGAGGGCGAGCTCGCCCGCAGCATGGCGGCCCTGGACGGGCTGCGCCAGCGTGCCCACATGCAGCACAAGATCCCGCTCGGGCTGGGCGGCCGCATCCCAGAGACCAGGACGCGCCTCGAGGTGGCCCGGACCTGGCTCGCCCAGGCGGGGGCGCTGATGCCCGACCGCCAGGGCCAGGTGCGGACCATCGACCGGCTGATCGCCGCCTCCCAGGAGGCGCTTCAGGGCGACGATCTCAGCCCCGACCAGATCGGCGAGGCGTACGCGGTCGTGTACCGGGCCTGGGATCTCTCGTACGACTTCGGCCACGCCTACCAGCTCCGGACCCGCTACGGAATCGGCTGAGGCTGGCCGGGTTCGACTCCCCCGCCTCTGCCCCCGCCCGGCCCGGCGGGGTGCCTCCGGTGGGCGTAGCATGGGCGCGCATCCGCAGTGAAGGGAGATCTCCATGCCCCGCACCCAGTACGACGACCTGAACGCCAACGATCTGCCCGATGAGGCGGGCACCCTGGTGGCGGTCTACCCCGACCACCCCGAGGCGACCAACCCCGGCCGCGTCTTCGCCAACGCCAGGGTGGTGACCATCACCGTGAAGGCCGGGGGCTCCGCCAAGGGCTACATGGTGGCCGATGTCGGCGATGTCGGCGACTACACCCCGGCGACCTTCGCCGCCGAGGTGGTGGCGGCCCACGGGCGCGGCAACGATGTCTTCTCGGGGTACTGGGACGACGCCATCGACGCCCAGGTGCGCGCCGCCCTCGTCGCGGCGGGGGTGACCAGCTTCAACTTCTCGACGCGCCGCTGGCGGGCCGCCTGGCTGGCCCCGGGGAGCCCCGTCCCGACCACGGTGCCGGCGGGCTGCGTGGCCTGGCAGTGGACCAACGGCGCGGGCATCGGCCAGCCGTACGACCAGAGCATCGTCGCCGACACCTGGCCGGCGGTCGACACCCCGTGGCAGCCGCCCATCCCGGTGCCCGCTCCTCCGGCCCCCGCCCCACCTCCACCCGCAGACACCTACACGGTGACCCAGGCCCAGCCGGGCTACGTCACCTCCGCCGATGCGGCGGCGGAGCGGAACTCCAACTCGACGGTGCCGCCGGGGACGTACGACATCCAGAACCGGGCACTCGGGATGGTGGCGCTGTACCAGCACGACGGCGCGCCGGGCTGGTGGATCAACCCGGCTCAGGGGGGCGCGGCCCCGGTGCCCGCACCGCCTGCGCCTGCCCCGGCCCCGAACACCTACACGGTGACGCGGGCGCAGCCGGGCTACGTCAACTCCGAGGACGCCGCCGCCTCCCGGAACTCCAACTCGACGGTGCCGCCGGGGACGTACAGCGTCCAGAACCGGGCACTCGGGATGGTGGCGCTGTACCAGCACGACGGCGCGCCGGGCTGGTGGATCAACCCATCTCAGAGCTGATCCTCCGATGATGAGCACTGTGGGCGGGGGCTTCGTGCCCCCGCCCACCTCGCACAGCAAAAGCGTCCCGGACCAGCCGGAGCGGACGTGCGGTGAAAGCGAGGACCTGATCCGCGTCGTCTAGGTCAAGGGTGAATTCCATGCCGATATTATCGGCACAAAATTCACCTTAACCGCGAGCTGCGCGAGCGCGACCGCCAGCGGCGGCGCGAGGACGGCCACCGCAAGCAGCGGGCCGAGACCATCCGGCAGCGGATCGAGGCGCGCGAGCGCCGCAAGGGAGGACAGCGATGAGCATCGGAGATCAGGGTCAGGACGGAGCTGGTGCCGCGCCCGAGGAGCCGGTTGCGCCACCGGAGGAGCCCGCCAGCGCACCGCCGCAGGAGGGGGAGCCGGAGCGCCAGCATTGGACCCGAGCCGAGGCGTTGGGCCTTCTATCGGGGACGCTGACGGCGGCCGGCATGCAGATCGGGCAGGCCATCGGCGACCGCATCCGGGGACCTCAGCCACCCGACCGTGCCGCTCCCGTGCCGGGCAACATCCTCTGCGTCGGCTGCTCTGATGGGCTCATGGCGCTGCGCCGTGACACCCTAATCCTGCGTCAGCACCTGGAGGCGCAACCGGAGCACGATCCCTGGCCTCTCGGCCTGGCCATGGCCCTTGACGTGCTCGACCAGAGCCTGAGCGATGTGTCGACGGGCATGCGCCACCTCCACGCGATCCAGGGCACGGCCGCCGGATCCGCCGACACCGTACCGGAGCCACCCACAGCCTGACCCCGGTGAGGGCGGCCCGGTTGGGGCCGCCCTCCCTTCAGGTATCAGGCGGGCAGGCCCTCGGCAGTGAGGGCCTCGGGGGCGGGCTCGACTGTGGGGGGAGCCTCCGCAGGAGCCTCGAGCACGGCGGCGGGGGCCTCGGGAGGAGCCTCGACCACGGCCACGGCCGGGGCTGGGGCGTCGGCGAAGCTGCCGGTCACGGTGACGGTCGCGGCATCGCCGCTGGCGATCACGGAGAGGGCGAAGGGGGGCGAGAGCTTGACGTTGCCGTCCGGGTCGGTCGCGGTGGCGGCGACGAAGGCGCTGCCCGCCGCGATGGCGGTGGCGGTGGCGGAGGTGCCGGAGCCGACCAGGCTGCCCAGGACCCCGCTGGTGGCGAGGACGCCAGTGCTGTTGCCGGCGGCATCGACGGCGCCGTCGACCTCTTCCCAGGTGATGACGGCGAGGGTGTCGTCCTGCCCGGCCGCGTCGTCGGCGGCGGCCTGCAGGGTGAGGATCTGTCCGATCCGTCCAGCGAGCATGATGCGGAACCTCCAGCGGCGCCGATGCCAGGGGAGGTGGCGGCGATGGCGGCGCAGCACGCGGCGAACATACCACGGGCTGGCGGCCCCCGAGACGGATCGGTGCCTGGCGGCGTACCATCCCGGATGCATGGCTGGCTACCCGCCGGGGACGAAACTGCGCTGCATCCGCTGCGGGCGGGAGGATTACGCGGCCCGCATCCTCCGCCACCAGACCAACACGCAGAACTGCAGGGGAGGCGAGGTGGAGGTGGTGCGGGGGCCGATGATCCGGGGCCGGCCGCCGGGGATCCCCAGCACCCTCCCGGAGCAGGTGACCGGCGAGGCGAGCTCGGGCGGCGCTGCACCTGATCCGCCGCTCGAGCCGCCAGAGCCCCCCCCCCGGCGCGAGACGCCGCCCCGCCCAGCGGACGAGACGCCCCCCCGGGTGCCGGTCACCCGCTCGTCGCCCCGGGGCCGTGACGACGACGACCACGACCCGAGCGGCGCACTCGGGGTGCAGGGCAAGATCCACACCGAGTCCTGGCCGGTCGCCGAGGACGCCCGGGTGCGGATCACCTGCTATGTGCTGCCGGAGACGTTCTCCCTCATAAACGCGATCATGAAGGCGGGCCAGGAGCTGCCGATCCTGGACGAGGTCAGCTACGGCGGCGTCTTCGACGCGGTGATGACGGGCTTCATCGCCCAGGCGGCGGGGGTGGATGAGGAGGGCAACGTGTACGGGTACGAGGTGGGCCTGACGCGCCGGATGATGGCGCGGCGGCCGCTTGAGGTGGCGGCCCCCGGGGCGAGGCTGCCGATATGAGCGAGCCCAGGGTCCTGCGCTGGCTGCGCGACCGGCCGCTGTTCCCGGTGGTGGACGCCACCCAGGCGGGCGCCCCCGCCGTGGCCCCGAACGGGTATGAGCGCCAGCTGTCGGAGCGGGAGATCCGCGAGGAGCGGCGCCGGGAGGATGAGGCCGAGGAGGAGGCTGCCGAGCGGAGCGCCCGCCGCCGCCTCCGCCAGCTCGAGGCGCGCGTGGCCGAGGCCCGGGCGCTGAAGGCGCTGGATCGCCTGGAGGGCGGGGGCGACGATCACCAGAGCAACGCCATCGCCCAGATGCTGGGCCAGGTGCTGGAGGGGATCCGCGAGGATCGGCGCATCCTGACCGAGACGATCAAGGGCTTCACGGAGAGCCAGCAGACCGCCCAGGTCCGGACCATCCAGGCGGGCATGGAGCGGCTGGACGGCCGCCTCGCGGAGCTGCTGAACGGCCGCAGCACGGCGGCCCAGGTGTCGCCGATCCAGGCGCTGACGGCCAACGCCACCGAGATGAAGCAGGCCAAGGACGCCCTCCTGGATGTCTTCGGGCTGACCCCGGCGGCGGGCGAGGGCGCGGCGGCGGGGGCGGCCGATGTCCGGACGATGAGCCGCGAGGACGCCATGCGCTGGCTCTCCATCGAGGAGGAGGTCGCGGACCGGCGGGCGGAGCGGATCGAGCGGCGGGAGCAGCGGGAGTGGGAGAAGGAGCAGGTCCGCAAGGAGTTCAAGCTCAAGCGGGACCGGCTCGACCGCGCCTTCGGCAAGCTCGACCAGATCGCCGTCCCGGCGCTGGCGCTGCTGCTGGGCGACCGGGTCAAGGGCCTCCTCGGTCCCCGGGGCGAGGCCGCCAGCGCCGAGGTCGGCGAGGATGGGGAGCCGATGGGCCGCTGGCAGTGCGACACCTGCGGCCTGATCCAGCCCCACCGCCTGCAGGACACCGAGGTCACCTGCACCCAGTGTGGGCAGCCGTCCACCCTCCACCCGCGCGCCGCGCCACCCCAGGCACCGCTCCAGGTGGTGGATGGCGGGCAGGCGCCCGCACCGCCCCCCGTCACGCCACCTGAGCCAGTCGATGGTGGGGACGAGGGCTGGACCGGGCAGTGAGCGCGGGGGTGACCTTCCTCGTCCTGGCCGTGCTGGTGGGCGTGGTGGCCTTCGTGGGCCTGGACTGGAGCACGGGCGGCCACCCGGCGGCGCGCTGCCCCCGCTGCGGCCGGGCGCTGGATCTGCCCGAGATGGGCCTGGACGGGGGCCTCTGCGGGCGCTGCTGGGCGCTCGAGCCGCGCCGGTGAGGGTGGCCGTGCGCCTCAACCTCGGCTCCGGCGATCAGCCCGCGCCGCCCCCCTGGATCAACATCGACATCGCCGAGGAGTGCCACCCCGATCTGGTCGCCGACTGCCGGGTGCTGCCCTTCGCGACCGGGGTCGCGGAGCGCGTGTACTGCGGGCACTTCCTGGAGCACCTCCCGCTCCCCGAGGTCGGGCCGATGCTGCGCGAGGTGGCCCGGGTGCTGAACCCGGTGGCGGGCCAGCTGTGCGTGGTCGGCCCCGACTGCGACCGGGCGCTCCTCTTCGACCCGGAGACGGCTCTGGGGGCGCTCTGGGGCGCCCACCGCTGGCAGGGTGATGAGCACCGCTGGGCCTGCACCGAGGATCGCCTGCTCCGCCTCATCCGCGAGGCCGTGCCCTGGGCGGTCGCCGTGCCCATCGCCGAGGTGCCCGACGACTGGCCGGTGGTGAGCCGGATCGGCTGGCAGTGTGCCATCCTGGCGCCGGGCGGGCTGGGCCGATGAGCATCCCCCGCATAATCCACCGTGTCATTCCGGCCCAGACGCCGTTGAGCGAGGAGATCGAGGGCTGGTGGCGGGGGTGGGAGGAGTTGCACCCGGGCTGGGAGTTCCACACCTGGCCGGATCAGCCCAACATGGCGGAGTTCCCGCGCACCTCGCCCCACATGGAGAGCTGCGCGGGGGTGCAGCGGGCCGACCTCATCCGCCTCGAGGCGCTCCTCATCCACGGCGGCATCTACCTGGACGACGACGTGGCCCCGGTGCGCCGGCTGGATCCGCTGCTCGCCCTGCGCGGCTTCAGCGCCTGGGAGAGCCCGAGCATCGTCTGCACCGCCGCGCTGGGCGCTGAGCCCGGTCACCCGGCGATCGAGGAGGCCATGGCGCTCTGCATCGAGCGCGTGGACCAGGGGGCCGGGCCCTGGGAGACGGGACCGGGGGTGGCCACCCAGGTGTACCCGAACCGCACCGACTGGATCTGCCTGCCCCCGGGGACCTTCTACCCGTACTACATCGACCAGCGGGAGCGCCGGGACGAGGACTTCTCGCTCCTCCCCTGGTGCTTCGGCGTCCACCACTGGGCCGGGTCATGGCTGTGAGGCTCAACCTCGGTTCAGGCACGCACCCGACCCCGGAGGACTGGATCGCCATCGACAGCCTGCCCCAGCCGGAGCGCGTCGACGTGGTGGCCGACGTGGGTGCCCTGCCCTTCGCGGACGGCTGCGCGGAGCGCCTCTACGCCGGCCACCTCCTGGAGCACATCCCGCTGGACCGCCTGGGGGCGGTGCTCGGCGAGTGGCGGCGGGTGCTGGCCCCCGGGGGCATCCTGGCGGTGGTCGGCCCCGACATCGACCGGGCCGTCAGCCAGGGACAGGCGCAGGACCTCCTCGAGGCGATCATCGCCCACGGCGAGGGGCCGGGGGGCCACGCCTGGACCTGCAGCGCCCGCGTGCTCGACTACCTGCTCCGCCTCCACGGCTGGACGCCCGAGGAGGTCCCGGTGGCGAGCGTCTGCCCGCCGGAGTGGCCCAACCCCGTGCCCGGCGCTGCGTGGCAGCTCGCCTTCCTGGTCCGCCCATGAGCGTCGTCGCGGTGGGCACGGTGCGCGATGAGCAGGACATCATCGGCACCACCGTCGAGCACCTGCTGGCCGAGGTGGATCTGGTGATCGTGGAGGATCACCTGAGCCAGGACGCAACCCCGCGCATCCTGGAGGGGCTCAGGAGGATCTACCCGGAGCAACTCCTGGTGCTCACCGACACCTCGCCGCTCTTCGACCAGGCGGGCCGCATGAACACCCTGGCGAGGCTCGCCCTGGAGCGCGGGGCGGACTGGGTCGTGCCCTTCGACGCCGACGAGATCTGGTACTCGCCCACCGGGTGGCCGCTGCGCGAGCTGCTGTCCCCGAGTTTCGCCGCCGATGTGTGCATGGCGACGGTGTGGGAGCACACCCCCGATCCCAACGACCCCGGCGCGCTCCTCCGGCACCGCCATGTCCTGCCCTGGCCGTGGGAGAAGGTCTGCTACCGCCCCACCCCCGACACCCACCTCTGGATCGGCCAGCACGGCGTGGAGGGCGCGGGCGACCGGGTCGACCACCGCGCGGTGGCGATGCGCCATCTGCCCTGGCGCACGAAGGCCCAGGCGCGCCGGCGCGTCCACCGCGACGCCGTGAGCGACCTCGGTGAGACGGCCCCCCTGCACGGCGAGAACATCGCCAGGTACCGCGCCATGGACGCGGACGAGTCGCTCTTTCAGGCCCTCTGGGCGGCCGTCATGGCGGAGCCCTGGACAGACGACCCCGTGCCGCTGCGTCGCCCCGCCCCGCCCCTCAGCTACGGCCCCGGCGACGACCTGGCATGACGCGGGTGAGGACGCTGGAGGAGCGTTTCTGGCTCAAGGTCAGTAGGGACGGCCCGCTCCCGTCGCTGCGGCCTGAACTAGGGCCGTGCTGGCTCTGGACGGCGTCTCTCGACACGAAGGGTTACGGCCAGCTCAACGCGGGCAGACGAGGGGCCGGGATGGTGCGGGCCCACCGGGTTGCGTATGAATTGGCCTATGGCGCCCTGCCTGCGGGCCGGGAGTTGGATCACCTCTGTCGGCGCAGATCCTGTGTCAATCCGGCACATCTCGAAGCCGTCAGTCGCGCCGAGAACATGAGACGCGGCCTGATCGGGGAGGGACGCCGCCGCTGGGTCGCCTCCATCACCCATTGTCGGCGCGGACACCCCTATGACCCCGCCAACACCTATCACCATCCGCCCCACGGCACGCGCATTTGCCGCCAGTGTCAGCGGGATCGGGAGCGTCGCAAGAGGGAGGCTGTGCCGTGCGCTTCGTGATGCCCTACACCCACCTCAGCGAGGAGGTCACCGCCCGCCTGGATGCCAGCGGCCACCCGTTCGAGCGCTGCGATGTCTCGGGCTCCATCTTCGACTACTCGGCGCTCATGGAGGGGCTCTGGCAGCCGTCCACCCCGGGGATCGTGCTGGTGGAGCACGACGTGGTGATCGAGCCGGGCTCTGTGGATGAGTTGCTCGCCTGTCCCGAGGACTGGTGTGCCTTCCAGGTCGCCTACCTGGGCCAGGCGGAGGGCCATCCCGGGCTGGGCTGCGTCAAGTTCAGCCAGGCACTGATCGCCCGCCACCCCGATGCCATGGAGCTCGCTGGCCAGATCTGGGACGGCGAGCACCAGCCCCGGCACTGGTGCCTCACCCCCGACGCGCGGGTGCTGACCGCAGATGTGCGCTGGCGTCCTCTGGGGGAGGTGAGGGTGGGCGACCAACTCATCGCTGGCGAGGAGGAGCGCAGCCACGCCCCGGCCCGCCCGTACCGGCGCTACGTACCCTCCACCGTGGAGGCGGTCGCCACCACCCGAGCGAAGGTGCTGCGCATCGTCCTGGAGGACGGCACCGAGCTGCGGGCGACCGAGGATCACCGCTTCCTGGGGAGCCGTCCCCAGACCCGGGGCGAGATGCGCTGGCTCCGGGTGCGGTGGCGGGCGGCTCGCGACCTGGTGCCGGGGCGGGATCTTCTGTACCGGTACCTCACCCCCACGGCGCCGCTTGAGACCCGGGATGCGGGCTATCTCGCCGGTCTGTTCGATGGCGAGGGCTCCATGACCCGCAGCGGTCAGGATCTGAGCTTCTCCCAACTTCCCGGCCCCACCCTGGATGCGGCGGTGGCGACCATGACCCGCCTCAACTTCCGGGTGCATGTGGCCCCGAGCGGGGCTGGCCCACGCCTCGGTCGGCGGGTGCAGGTGGCCAGGATCAACGGCGGCATCGCTGAGCGGCTGCGCTTCCTCGCCGCCGTGAGACCGGAGCGGCTCATCGCGAAGCTGGACATCCAGGCGCTCGGCTGGCTGGAGGCCCATGAGCGGCTGCGCGTGGTGGCGGTGGAGCCCGCTGGCGAGCAGGACGTGGTCCAGATGCAGACCAGCTCTGGCACCTATCTCGCCGAGGGCTTCCTCTCCCACAACTGCCGGATCGACGCCTGGCTCCAGCAGCTGGTGCTGCCCGGCGTGGAGGCCTCCACGCTCGGCGCCAGCGGCTTCACCCCCGACCCCGCCGTCCCCCGGGAGACCCAGCACGTCCACGGCCCGCCGCTCCGCCACCTCCGCGACGACGGGCGGCCGCCCATGCCCAGCCACGGCTGCGGGCCGAAGGTGGGCTGCCTCATCGCCACCGACGGTGAGCTGATGCCCAGCAGGTTCGTGGGAGCGCTCATCAACGTCCAGGTGCCCCCCGGGGGCTGGCACAAGGCGGTCGCCATGGACCCGTCCGGGACCGGCGCCGGGGTGGCCCACGCCATCCGAGGCTTCCTCAACATCCCCGGCTGGCGGCGGCTGATCCTCTGGCACCCGTCCGTCGCCGGCCACCCCGACGCCGTCGTCCGCCACGCCCGCCACGAGGTGGCCGTGGTCACGGGCGTGGAACTGGGGAGCGAGCGCGCCGACTTCGGCATGGTCAGCTTCGAGCGCTCGATCCTGGAGCGCTGGCCGCCCGAGGCGCTGCGCTTTCTCGGCATCCACCGCGGCCATCCCGACCCCGAGACGGTCATCACCACCACCCGGCTGCTGGGCGGCGATGTCCAGAAGGACACCGAGATCCCCCTCGTCCACGTCGCCGCCGAGGCTCGCCAGGACGGCATCCTCCTGCCCGGCCGGGACTTCCACCGATGACGGCGGGCGACGCCGTCTGGATCGTGGTGGGGGGCCTCCTGCTCATCCTGGCCGGGATCTGGGTGTCGCGGGGCAGGACCCGCCGACCCGCCTTCCAAGAGCTCGCGGAGCGACCCTGCGCCCTCTGCGGCGACCCCATCCCCCCGGGGATCCCGCTCTCGGTCACCACCTGCGAGGGCTGCGCCGTGGCCCTCTCGGAGGTGGTCTGGTGGTGGCGGAGCCTCCCCGAGAGCACCCGCCACTACCGCCTGGCCGCCTGGCGCAAGGCCCACCGGGTAAGCCGTGGTGTGGATGTCGGCGCAAGGGGATGGAGCCAGTAGCCGGTTCAGGGGCTCCCGAGGCACCGTGGCCCTGCAGCAGGGTGGCCGCAAGCGCGGTGCGGGCAGAGGGCTGAACGCTGCGACGGAGGAGCGCCACATCGGCCTCCGTTCGCCCGCCACCTTGCCAGTGGGTTGCCGGTGGATTGCCAGTGGTACGGTGGACGGGCTGGCCGGTCGGTGTAGCCGGTGGCGGCACCGGGTGCTCTGTCCCGCCCGGCCAGTACACTTCAGCGCGGGGGCCTGAACAGGGAGGGTGACCCCGGGTCTGGATGACTGCGCGGTCGCCCTTCGGCCCCCTTCCGTCCGTGTCCCGGCCAACGGCGAGGCCAGCAGGCCGTAACCCTGCCGCGCGAGCTGTCCAGGTTCGACTCCTGGGGCACGGACCAACCACCTCCGATCTCCCAAGGGCACCACCCGGAGGCGGTACCCTGGCGGTCGTGGCGACCCTCTTCAACATCGGCAAGGCGGCATCGCTGCGTCCACCGTCGGGCCAGGGCTTTGGCCTCGTCTTCAGCCAGCTCCTGGGCAAGGGGCCACCCACGGCGAAGGCGTACGCCGACCGCCTCGGGATCAAGGTGTGGCAGATCTTCGGCTCGTCCATCGGCCAGCCCCCCCAGCCGCAGCAGGTGGCGGAGCAGATGATCTCGCAGGGGGTGGCCACCGCCGTCAACGAGATGGAGATCTGGGAGCAGGACCAGACCATCCTCGGCACCGGCTGGATCGTCTTCTGGTACATCACCATCTATCTCCCCGGACCCAACGCAGGAGCTGGACCCTGATGCCGATCGGAGCGATCCTCCTCATCCTCTTCGCCATTGCCGTGCTCGACCCCACCGTGCAGCAGCGCATCGAGTCGGTGCTCTCGGGCTTCGGCAGCGCCGCCGCCAGCGGCCCCATCTCCACGGCGACCAAGTGGTGGCTGCTCGCCGCCGGGGCGGTGGGGGCGCTCGGGGTGGGCTGGTGGATCGTGGAGACCAAGGTCGCCAAGCACGAGGGGTACGACGTGGCGCCGCCGCCGGTCGAGTCCATCGGCGTCCCCGCCCCGCCCACCTTCGGGGCCTCCGGCGGCTTCACCGCCAGTAGCCAGGGCGGCGTCGGCCTGGAGCAGCGGGTGACCGCCGAGGGCGGCGGCACCACGGGCCGGGGCGGGTTCGGCCAGGTGACCAAGCGCGCCCCCCAGGCCGCGCCCAGGACCGAGGCGCCGCTCACCCCGTCCCGCCGGCGCGGTCTGGGCGGGGGCCGGGCGGCCTGATGCCCTGCCGTCGCGACCTCGCCATCCTCGGCACGGGCGTGATGCTGGGGGTGATCGCCCTCGAGGCGCACTTCCTGGTCCGCCAGGCGGCCAGGGTGTGGATCCCGACCCTGCTGGGTCGGCGCCTGGATGCCGGGATGATCCGGCTGCCGATCTCCCGCAGAGCTCCGGCGCCGTGATGTAATCGGGGCCATGCGAAAGCTTGACTTCGTCCCGCCGCTGCTCGGCGTGGGCACCGGCCTGGCCGACGGTGCCGTGGTGGAGTGGGTCGCGCCCCACTTCGCGCAGGCCCCGGGCGTCTTCCGCCTGGCAGAGCTGGTCGTCGGCGCGCTGGGTCTCGGCCTGGAGTGGGACGACGACCTCAGCTACGGGCTCATCACGGTGGCGGCCAACCGGCTCTCCGGCCAGGTGATCCCCGCCATCGCCCAGCGCAACGCGGGAACCCTGCTGGCCGCCGACATCACCCCGGCAAGGGGCCGGGGGGTGCGGGTGACGCGGCCCAAGGGTGCCGTGGCCGCCGGCTGCACCGCCTGCGGGGCCGTGAAGCCGCCCCCGGTGCCCGTGGTCGAGAACATCCCCTACCCGGGCGGCGACATGCGGTCGGCGCCGGGGCTGCTCTGAGCGCTTCCCCCTCAAGGGGGGTCGGCGGCCCTCCTCCGGCTCCCCGAGGGGAGATGCGGGCGATCTCCCACAAGATTTCCGCCCTCGGCTACGATCCAGGCGTCACGCTTTGGGAGCGCGCATCCGGTCTCGGCCAAGCCCGTCCCAAAGCGTGAGGCCCCCGGGGAGGCGGCTCCCAGAGCATGGCGACATGTCAGCCATCGCCATCTGGAGGTCGTGGGGCCGTGTACCGCTTCCCATTCGCCGTCCTCGGCACCGAGGCCGTGCTCGGCGTCGGCACGGGCCTCTCCCGGTCCTGGGACACCGACCGCTGGCAGCGCAACCCTGCCAACACCACGGGCACGCCGACTCCGCCGCTCTCGTTCATTGAGAACTCCGGCCTGGATGTCGGCATCGGCGCGCTGCTCGTCGGCCTGGTCGCCCAGATCGCCGAGTGGCCGCACTCGGACGTCTCGGAGTCGCTCATGGGCGGTGGCGCCCTGGTCGTCGCCGAGGTCATCACCACCGCCATCGGCCAGCGCGGCAACGCGGGGTACATCACCCCGTCGACGCCCGCCAGCGGCCGGGTCGCGGGTCACCGTGGTCACGAGCGGGCGGCGGGGCTGGCGGCTCCGGCGGCCGCGCGTCCATTCCTCCAGGTCAGCCAGCCCGGCCTCCTCTGAGCAGGGCCATCGCCTTCTCCATCCGACACCGCCCACGCCCGGTGATCTCAGAGGCACTCACCGGCAACGGGGCTAGAGGACATCCGAGATGACCCTGATCGCGATCACCCCCGAGGCCAGCTTGAACCCGGGCCAGTTGAAGCTGCTCCGGGACATGGCCTGCTCGGTGGCCCAGAGCTCAGCGCGCGGCGCCTCCAACGCGGACCTGACCACGCGCCCGCTGACCCCCACCGACTGGTACGGAAGCCAGGCGGCCGTCTTCGGCAACGGGGTGGCGGTCATCGCCAACACCCCGACCGTGGACACCGCTGTGGCCCGTGTCCCCCAGGCGACCGCCTGGGTGCTCTTCGGGTACGGCGTGCTGTACCCATCGGCGACCGCCCTGCCGTCGATCCAGGAGATCTGGATCGGGACCGGCTCCCAGGTCTTCGCCAAGATCCGGCTGGACCCGCTGTACGCCGAGGGGGCGTTCACGACCAACCGGGGCCGGATGGGGTACTTCGACCCCATCTACTTCATCGCGAACGCGAAGCCGACGATCACCTACGTGACCAGCAACACGCTCGCGGCGGCCAACGCCGAGACCTACGCGCTGGTCGGGGTCATCGCCGAGCCTCCGATCACGGTGGTCAACCAGCCGGCGGTGGCGCCGGGCCAGCCCGCCAGCCAGGCGGCCGGCTGAGCACAAGGCAGCAGCCCTATCCGCTGAGTTCGCCAGCCAGCCCCCGCCCTCCTGACCGGGCGGGGCGCTGGCGGAACTCGTCAACCGGGATCATGAGGTAGCGTCGATGCGATCGACTGGACGTGAGCGATTCTTCCGCGGAGGGTGGAACACCCTGGAGCCGGGTGACCTCTGCATCCTGGTGGACGGGACCACCTGGGACGGCCTGCCCGTGTACGACGTGGTCCAGGCTCGGGGGCTGAACTCCCTGGGCGAGTCGCCGGGGGGGCTCACCGTCATCTGGGCGGTCTCCTCGCCGTACCCGCCGTACAAGGCCGATCCCAAGGCCAGCATCCTGAGCCTGGGGGCGGGACAGCAGACGGGGCTGATCGCCCCCGACGCCTTCCAACTCCAGGTCAACGAGATGGTCCAGGCGCGCTTCAAGCTCCGCCTGATCGACACGGCGGCGGGCAGCGGGGCTAAGATTGACAACTTCGACCTCGTCGCCTACCTCCCCGGCTCCAGCCTGTACTGGGGCACCACCCAGACCACGGCGCCGCTCAATGCGCGGTACCAGGTCCCAGATCCCGCCGACGCCATCTCTGCGCCCGTCCAGGACGCCAACATGAGCCTGCCGGCGGCCTTCCCGGTGGACGATGGCTTCCTCTTCGCCGAGACCACCGAGATGTTCTGGCAGTACGACATCATTCCCCAGTTCCGGCTCCAGTGGAACGGCGCCTCGGCCACCCCGGCGGGGATCGCCGTCGCCCTTGAGGTGCAGGGGTACGACTACATCCTGCGCAGGCGGGCGGGCAGCACCCAGGGCCGGAGCGCCATCGTCGGGGGGGTGAACATCAGCATCCCCGATGGGGTGTCCCAGGACGACATCATCCCCGTCCCCGTCCAGGCCCTGGCCGGCTCCGCCGCCCGCGGCCAGTGACCGTGAGGCCATGACGGTCTCGCCCCCGGGGGCGCGCCCACCCTTCCCCGCCGCCGCCGCCCGGCGGTTGGGCGAACTGGGCGTCCCCGCGCCTGCGGCCTCCGCGCCCGGTGCGGGGTTGGGCCTGCCGGCCGACGTGGTCGCCCTGCTCCGCCACGCCTTCGCCATCAGCGACGACACGGGCAGCGAGACACGAGCCGCCACGCTCACCGAGCGGACGCCCCGCCAGGTCGCCTTCCGCAACCTCAAGCGGGTGGCTCTGGGCCTCTTCGTGGTCACCGCCAGCGCCAAGGTCTATTACGGCTTCGCCGACATCGTGCGCTCCACCGCCACGGCCGACTCCACCCGGATGCCGGGCATCCCGGTGAGCGACAACGCCGAGGGGACCTGGCTCCCCTGGTGGTACGTGGGGCCGGTGTGGATCGTGGCCCCCACCGGCGGCAGCTTCCCCATCGACGTGCGAGTGGTCGAATACTCGGCCTGCGACCCCAGGGTCCTGATGTGAGCGATGGCGGCCGATGCCACCGCCTCGCTCGCGGTCGCTGACAGCCTGCTCAGCCAGGCCCGGTCGGCCTCGGACGAGGGCGACTGCATGGAGCTGCTCGCGGCCGCGAGCGAGGCCCTGGGTGACGCCGGGGCCAACCTCGAGGCGGCGGGGGACACCGCCCAGGCGGATCGGGCGCGGGCGCTGAGCGCTGAGCTCCAGGCCCTGGTCAACGCCCCGACCCTGCCCGGCTGCCTCACCCTCGCCCAGTTCCAGGCCCAGTACGTCGCCGCCATCGCCAGGGACGCGGCCCAAATCTCGCCATCGGCGGCCCAGCTGACCTCCGGCGGCGCGGGAGCCGGGTTGGCGGCGGCGCTGGGGTTGGGCACTGGCGCGCTCCTCATCCTGCTGATCGGGCTCCTCCGCCGCCGCCAGGGGGGCTGAGGTGTCCCTGGCCGGCCCCGTCCTCGCGCTCACCTCGGGGGGCACCGCATCTGTCCCCGCGCCCAAGGTGCCGACCCCGCCCTGCACCGTCCTGCTCCAGAATGTGTCGCCGTACGCCCTCCAGGCCCAGATCCAGGGCGGCACGGTCTGGATCCCCCCCTACACCCAGCAGAGCGTTCCCTGGTCGAACAGCGTGGGGGTCACGGTCAGCGCGGAGCCGGTCATCACCAGCCCCAGCGGGGCGCCGGCGAGCCTCCTGGTCACCTTCTACGACCAGGGCGAGGCCGTCCCCGCCAACGGCCCGATCACCGGCTACACCTCGATCACGGGCGCGGTGGTCAACGCCACCATCAGCGGCCCGGTGACCGTCTCGGGCACGGTGGCGATCTCCTCAGGCACGGTGGACGTCGGCACCGTCGCCGGGTCCATCTCCATCGCCGCCGGCCAGGTGGTCCAGGTGGAGAACGTCCCCGCCGGCACGGTCGTGGTCGGCGGCACGGTGGCGATCAGCTCCGGCACGATCAACGTCGGGACGATCTCCGGCTCCATCTCCATCGCCGCCGGCCAGGTGGTCCAGGTGGAGAACGTCCCCGCCGGCACGGTCGTGGTCGGCGGCACGGTGGCGATCTCCAGCGGCACGGTCAACATCGGCACGATCTCGGGATCGGTGACCATCGCCAGCGGCTCAGTGGACATCGGCTCCGGCAACATCACCATCGTCGGCGGCCAGGGCGGAGCGACCAACGTGGGCACCTACCTGCCGCCGGTACGGGTGGGCCAGATCACCCCGCTCAGTGTGGGCAGCAACGCGGTCAACTGCGTCCTGCCGCCGGGCACGCAGGCGGTAAAGATCACCTTCTGGGGCGGGTACGGCAGCGGCCGCGTGATCAGCGGCCTCTACGTGCTGGGGATAACTACCGGACTCGAGTACCTGAACAACGTGGCCCCCCAACAGGACGTGATCGTCCTGCCCATAGACCAGGTGACCGAGCCGGGGGTGGTCCAGGTAGCCTTCACCAGTCGGCTTGCGGGCGGGGGCGTCACCGTCGTGGCGGTGCTGGGCAACGCCACGGTGGACGTTGGCGATAGCCCTCAGCAGCCGGTCTTTACGCAGCCGGTGGTGGCCCAGCCGGTGGGGCTGCTGATGCAGTCGGCCAACCTGACCCACACCGTGACCGCCAATACCGTCTTTAACCCGGTGCCCGCCATCGCCACCGAGGTCATCACGGTGTGGAGCGTGGACCTGACACTGGGGGCCGCCTCGAACAACGCCGGCTATTACCTCGCCGTCCTGCGGAGCTCCGCGACCAGCGTGCTCGTGGCCGCGGTCCAGCTCTACCTGGCCAGCCTTATCGCCGGCTCGTCCACCGTGCCGATCACAAAGTCCTTCCCGCTGGGCCTCGCGCTGCCCGCGGGCGAGGGCCTGGACATAGAGTTGGACACTAGCGCAGGCGGCCCCCCCACGTGGTTCGCCTGCGGATCGGTGCAGTACACTCAGGCGTGAGATATGGCTGAAGACGACTACGTCGAGGCGAGGCACCCGGGCGTCAAGGCCATTGAGCGGATCCCGCTGGTCACCGTGCCCGACGAGGCCCCGCCGCCGCCGGCCGCGTCGGCAGGCATCACCATCCCGCCGGGCTTAGGCCTCCAGATCGCCCGCGACCATCTCCAGCATCTCAGTGAGCGGGCCGACCTCGAGGCGCAGATCGAGCAGCTCCGGATGCGGCTGATGATCGCCGAGGCGACCATCGCCGAGCTCCGCGCCCAGCTGGAGTCCGCCGTCGCTGAGGAGCCCGCTGTGGAGGCGGCGGAGGAGAAACCGGCATGAGGTGGGCCTTCGGCGCCAGCACCAAGCCCGGGGAACCCATCGACCAGAGCCTCCGGAGCACCTGGGAGAACCTCAAGCGCAACCACGGGCTAGCCCCGGGCGAGGTGACGGAGGGCCACGTGACCGAGGCCATCCAGGGGGCACTGGCCCTGATCGGCACCGGCCTCTTCGGCACCCGCCACTCGGTCGGCCTCTCGGGCACGAGCGTCGAGCCCGCCGAGCCGACCAGCATGCCGGCTGAGCGCCACCAGATCATGGTTTCGGTGGCCCAGCTGCCGGATCCGCCCGGCTGAGGGTGGCCGTCCCTGCACGCAGCCGGGTACGATACGGTCGATGAAGCCCCGGTGCGAGGCGTGCCAGGCCCCCGACCCCGTCTCCCTGCGCCAGCTCCTGGAGCTCGGCCTGCAGGAGAAGCCCGACCCCGAGGACTCCGCGTTCAAGGCCCCCGACCTCTGCCCGCGGCACCGCCGCGCCCTGGCCGCCTTCGCCGCCCGGCTGGGCGACGACGGGCGCGTCCTCGAGGCGAGCGCCGGGTGAGCCCGCTCACCCTGGACGAGATCGTGACCCGCTTGGACGCCCGCCTGGCCCGCGCCCCCCGAGCCCAGGCGCAGCGCCTCGCCTCACTGCGCTTCCGTCTCTCCGGCGAGGGCGGCGGGGATCTCTATGTGGCCGTCGGCAACGGCCTGGCCATGGCCAGCGAGAGGCAGGGGCCGCTCCCCGTCGACTGCACCATCCGGCTGAGCGTCACCGATGCCGAGGATCTCCTCGAGGGACGCCTGGACGCCGTCAAGGGGTACTTCAGCGGCCGGATCAGGATCTCGGGGGACATGGGCCAGGCGATGCGCCTCGGGGATCTGCTCAGCGGCTGACCCCCCCTCTTCAGCCGCAGGTGCACACCCCATCGGCGTTCACGCTGAACGCACAGCCGGCGGGGCCGATCCCCGCCCCGCCCGGGCCGCAGCAGATCTCGTTGCAGGAGTAGGTCTCCGTGCCCGTGGGGCCGATGGGGGGCGTGGGGGGCGCGGGCGGCGGGACCGATCCTCCCCCACCTCCGCTGATGGCCGCTGCGGGCACCAGGACGGCCGCCAGGAGCCCCGTCGCGATGAGGGCGCCCCATTCCATGCGATCCATGCCCCGCACGCTACCAGCCCATTCTGGGCGGCGGGGAGATCACGGAGTGGCGTGGTTCGGTCCGGTTCGTCGGTCCGGGGTGGCATGGCTTGTCGGCGAGGTCAGGATCGTCGCTGTCGGTATGGACTGGGTTGTCGGGGAGGACAGGAAGGGACGGTCACGGTGGCGCGGAGTGGTATGGATTGGATCGTCGGAGAGGATGGAGCGGGGACGGATCGTCGGAATGGGTAGGTCTGGTATGTCGGCTGGGCTGGGGCGGGGACGGGTTGTCGGGACGGCTCGGGGTTCGGTGGGGTGGGGTGGGGACTGGATAGTCGGAGCGGAAGGGACAGGCGAGCACCGGATCGTCCGCAGGCAGGGATTGGATCGTCGGCGGGGCCGGGGTAGGCTCGTCGGGATGCTCGGTGCGGGAGGGTGCGATCTGACACGGCGGATCGGCAAGGGGAGGGTGGGGTCGTCGGGACGGCTGGGCGCGGGGTGGGTTGTCGGTATGGGCTGGGGCGGATTGTCGGTATGGACTGGCTTGTCGGTGCGGGTCGGACGGGTTGGTCGGCAGGGTCCGGGTTGGGCGGACACGGAAGGGAGTGTCGGAGTGGTCGGGTACGGATAGTCAGACCGGCCCGAAGCTGTCGATGGTGAAGGTGCCCGAGCCCTGGCTGCGGTCGCTGCCGATCCCGTTGAAGCGCATGTACTCCAGCATCTCGCGGAGCTGCTCCTCGGTCCCCACCTTGTTGACGCCATCGTCCAGGACCCGGATGGTGAAGCTGAGCGGCACGCTGTCGGCGTACTCGAAGCGCTTGATCGAGGTCCGGGGACCCTGCATGGTCATCACGGTGAGCGGCCTATCGTCCACCTGGATCGGCACCGTGATCGGCACCACCTTCTCCAGCACGAAGACGCGCTCCGCCACCTTGGACCGGAACGCCTTGACCCGGACGGCGTCCTTCAGGATGTTGGCCGCCTCTTTGAGCGCCCCCTTGAGGCACCGCCCCTCATAACAAGGGGTGCCATCGGGGAGGCGGTAGAAGACGACCCCGTGAACCTCGGCCACGTCGAGTTGGGCGGCGGTGGCGCTGTGCTCCTCCCGCGCCGCTGAGGGCGTGAGCGGCACCGAGGCAAGCTCCGCCGGCATCTCGGCGGGCGCCTTCATCCGGGCGGCCCTGGTCTCCAGCCAGATATCCAGCATCTTCTCCTTGGCGGGCACCCCGGCGACCAGGCGATCGACGGTGATGGCGAGGCGGTAGTCGATCCAGGTGAACATGGTTCCCTCCTTGAGGGCTTGAGGATCTGCGGGCCGTCAGCGGCCCGATGACTCGCGGGTGATCTCCCTGGTCCGCCGACGCACCCGCCTGATCTGGCGCTCAAAGCGGATGTCCACCACGCCCCAGCCCACCAGGGCGGCGAGGTAGGCGAGCCAGAGCCATGCAGTGGCACCCCAGAGGTCGATGAGGCTGGCCACCGCAAGGAAGATCAGGAGCATGGCGATGGTGACGCTCACCGCCTGCCTGCGTCGGTGGAGCATCTCCAGCACATCGTCACGGGGTGGGGGTGTCACGCCCCGGCCTCCGACCAGGGCATGGGCATGTCCTCCACCTCTCGGCGATCCGTCATGAGACGCCCGCACCAGCGCTCGCGGTAGGCGTGGGGGAGGGGCCTCTCCAGTGGCACGCCCAGCCCAGCAACCTCACCGCCGGGGTTGAGGCCGAGGGCGCTGATCCGGGTGAGCGCATCGACCAAGCCGAGGGCCTCCACCATGATCGTGCCCAACCAGCGCTTGCCTCGGGGACGCCTGGGATCCGTGAAGCTGAGCGTCCAGAGGTCAAGCTGGCCGATCCCGATCTCGTCGGCGAGGACCTGCGCGCCTCGGGCGATCACCTCCACCTCGGGAGCGGCGGCGGCCACCCGGCAGGGCGTCACACCGCGTCGGGAAACGCTTGGCTGCCGCCCCCCCTCGGGGTCATCCATCCCGATCTCTCCCAAAGCGCCGGATTTCCTGGTCGGGAATCATAGCGCACTCCCGGACGGGTTGCCGTACACTTTCGCCCGTGGACGGGATCCAGGCGGCGGCGGAGCGAGGCACAGAGCCCCTACCCACCCCTGATCCCGCCCGGGTGGCCGAGATCAGACGGGCCATAGCCGCCTTCCAGTCCAACCTCGAGGCAGCGGTCAGTCGGCGGGAGCGGCTCGTCAACGGGGCGTGGTTCAGGTACGGCGAGGAGATGGGGCGCCGCGAGGAGGAGGCCGCCGCCCGCACCGAGGTGTTCGCGGCCCTGGGCATCCAGACCTCCCACTACCAGGAGCTGGAGGCGCTGCGGGCCATCGCCAGTGCCGTGCGCACTGTGGTGGCCGCCGATGGCCGTCTGGAGAAGAGTCGGGAGCGCCTCGAGCGCCTCGCCGCCACCGCCGAGGAAACCGCCCGCTGGCTGCGCCAGGGCCTGGAGGCGGCGGCCGGGTGAGCGTCATCTATCTCTCGGGCTGCATCCGCCCCGCCATGCCCCCCTTCCTGGGCGTGATGCTGGAGGCGTACGACCGCCACCGGATCGACCTCACGGCCCGGATCTGGGCAGCTGACAACGGCTGCTTCACCGCTGGCGAGGGCTTTCAGTACGACCGGTTCCGCGCCTGGCTCAGCGGCTACCTCGCCGTGCGCGAGACCTGCCTCTTCGTCACCGCCCCTGACGTGCTGGGCGATGCGGCCGCCACGCTGCACCGCAGCCGGGAGCCGCTCAGCGACCTCCGCAGCCTGGGCTTCCGCACCGCCCTCGTCGCCCAGGACGGCCTCACCCCTACCGCTACCCCCTGGGGGACGTTCGATGTGCTCTTCATCGGCGGCAGCACCCGGTGGAAGCTATCTGAGGCCGTCCGGGAACTCGTGGCTCAGGCGCGGGGCCGGGGCGTCTGGGTGCACATGGGACGGGTCAACTCATACCGCCGACTGCGGCTGGCCGATCACTGGGGCGTGGGCTCCGTCGACGGCACCTACCTCGCCTTCCGGGCCCGGCGGAACGGTCACGGCCAGGCGCGCGGACCCGCCGAGGTGGAGCGCTGGCTCGCACTCGTGGAGGCTCAGCCATGCCTGCCTCTCGCCGTCTGATGGGCCTGGCGGCGTTCGCCGCCTTCATCGCCACCATCCTCGCCGCCAACTGGGCCATCGCCCACATCGGCCTGGTCCCGGTGGGGTTTGGCTTGGTTGCTCCAGCGGGCGTCTACTTCATCGGGCTCACGTTCACCTGCCGGGACATCCTCCAAAACACCTGGGGCCGCGCCTGGTCGGTGGTGGCAATCCTGCTCGGGGCGGGGCTGTCGGTGGCGGTGGCCCCGGGCTTCGCCCTGGCCTCCGGCTGCGCCGCGCTGTTCGGGGAGCTGGCCGACTTCTCCGTCTACACCCCGCTGCTGCGCCGGGGGTGGATCAAGGCGCTGATCCCCGCCAACCTCGCCGGCCTGGCGGTGGACTCAGCCGTCTTCCTCTGGCTCGCCTTCGGCTCGCTCAGCCTGATCGAGGGCCAGATCATGGGCAAGCTCTGGATGACCGTGCTCGCCGTGGTCGTGCTCTCGCCGATCCGGCGCTGGTACGTGCTCAGCCCCCACGCGGCGGCGCCCGGGTGACTCTCGTCGGCTACGCCCGCGTCTCCACGGCGGATCAGGAGCCGCGCCTCCAGGTGGACGCGCTCCGCGACGCCGGCTGCGAGGTGCTCTTCGTGGAGCGCGCCTCGGGGGCGATGGTCGACCGGCCCCAGCTCGCGCTGTGCCTCGAGGCGCTCCGGACGGGCGACACCCTGGTGGTCTGGAAGCTCGACCGCCTGGGCCGCTCCCTGCGCCACCTGGTCACCCTCATCCCCGAGCTCAACGCCCGGGGGGTGCAGCTGCGCTCGCTCACCGAGGCCTTCGACACCGCCACCCCGGCGGGCCGGATGGTGCTGGGCTTCCTGGCCGTCCTCGCCCAGTTCGAGCGGGAGCTGATCCAGGAGCGCACGAGGGCGGGGCTGGAGGCGGCGCGCCGCCGCGGCCGCCGGCCCGGGCGCCACCGGGTGATCTCGGATCGGCGGCTCCAGGTGGCCCGCGAACTCATCGGCCGGGGCCAGTCGGTGGCCGAGGTGGCCAAGATGATCGGGGCCGCCCGCACCACCCTCTATGACGCCCTCAGACGCTCTCTGGAGGCTGATCCCACAGCAGCTCCTGGGCCGGGCGGCCCGACGGGCTGACGAACTCCGCCGACGCCGACACCCCCACCTCGGCCACCCGCCGGGCCACGTCGTCGCGGATGTACTTGGCCGACAGCTCGATCCCCACCGCCCGCCGCCCCAGCCGCTTCGCCACGGCGAGGGTGGTCCCGCTGCCCGCGAAGGGGTCCAGGACCGTACAGGGGACCGGATCAAGGCCGTGGGCGCAGGTAGGCCGCCATCCGGTGGTGGCCATCTGGCGATCCCCAAAGCCTCCGCCTCGCATGGTCAGGCGGTGCGTTCGCGCGGAGACGGATGGGTCGGTCTGCCCGCCCCAACCGCAGCCACCCCCAACCCCGGGACGTGCGACCGTACCCTCAATCACCCGTTCCCAGGATGCCCCGCACACCGGGCAGCATCCACGCTCACTGGTCCCGGCGAGGATGCAGGGCTCGACCAGTTTCCCCGGACTCCTGCGATGGCGGCCGGGGTGGCTGACCACGTTTGGAAGATCGAGGAGATCGTCGCGCTGCTCGGGTAGGCGGCTCCAAACCCTGGCTCTTCAGCACAGCGTCTGCCAGTTTGTTCA